TCTTTCTTTTCGAGGCTGACTGCTTGATGGAGTTCACGGAAGTCCTCGATGGCTTTTTGAGTGGCGGTATAGGTCACTTAGTCAGCTCCCTCTCAACAAGAGTCGAGTAGCCGGCGATATCTTTATAATGATCCGGCTCTTTGTGGTCGCCAGTCAGAGCTCGAGACACTTTGTGAAGAATCATCTCAATGCATTCTTTTTGGTATGGTTCCAGCTTATCCCAATTAGGAGAAGCCATTGCAGCGGCTTTAAACTCTTGGGACAATGTAGCTTGAATAGTGATATGACCGTGCGAGTTACCACGTTGCGCCAAAACTTCTTGCAGAGATTGTTGATTAGACATTTGCTTCCTCACTTAGTTGGATTCGTACAGCTTCAGTTATTTGCAGTGCTTTGTTAAGATCTTCAGCTTCAAACCAGCCAAAGTGCGTCTTGTTGATAGGCTTGCTCATTTGCTCAGCCAACCACTTGTAGGACTGTGTTTGATTACGGTGCAACAGTTTGTTCAAGGCCAAGAATGATTGCTTAGCAACTTGGCGTAGTTGACGCAACTCGCGATTGGCTAACGTTCCCAACGGAATGTCAGTGCCGGTATGCGTTCCAACAAACGAGTCACAGCTTACACAAGTGTAGACAAACGGCCAAAAGCCAACCGAAGAGCCATACACGTGCGAGTTATTGACAAAGACAACTCGACCGTTGCAATAGCGACAGACTTTGGGCGCAGGTAAGCGATCGCGGACCTTTGCTTCTCGCTGTGGGTCAATAACAAATGGAACTGCAGCGTGAGGCGTAAAGTTCAATTGACTCATTTGCGTTCGGCTTTGGTTTGGCAATAAACGCATTTTTTAGCGTCAACTCCAGCAAGACGGCGAGCAAGAGGAATTTCATCGTCGCAGTCTTCACAAAACTCATTGCTAACACCCGTGTACGTAACACGATTTTCAAGTGCAACTTCCAGTTGCTTGGTGGTTTCTTCAGCTGCAACGTCGAGTGGATCAGCAAACATAACTTACCTCAATTCCTGCTTCATTGAAAATGTTAATGGCCTCGAGCTGTGACTTTGCCCAGCGACCGGTTGTGATTGGGGGCGGGCAGACAATACGCTTAACCCTTCCTTCGCTAGCTAGTATTGTAGCGCACTTAGCGCATGGGTGTAAACATACAAATACGCTTAAATTGTCGCCTACTGCCGAGGAGTTGCGAATAGCGTTTACTTCAGCATGGACAACAATATCTGTAGAATTTTCTTCAGTGAGCAAACTGTCGTCAAAGTCTGGCGGAGGACCGTTGTAGCCAACTCCCAAAACATGCCGTGTTTCAGTATGAACAACTACAGCCCCAACTTTCTTTTCTTGCTTAGACCATTGACCCACAGTGGTTGCCAGCTCAAGGAACCGCTTTTCCCATTTTGGTGTCATGCCAAACTCCATTTACTAGAAATGCATGCCAACTCTCATTGGCATGCATTTGTATTGCTGACCTGGGCTAACTTACCAAGGCTGTTTTGGCAGCTCAGTAGTTGCTGCACCGGTATTTTCGGCTGGAGCTTGTTGTTGCTGTTGTTGCTGTTGGGCAAGCAATTGTTGCGCCATAGCCAGAACTGCTGGGTCAACTGGGTCAACTACAGCGGTTTGGGCAGCTGGAGCTGTTTGCTGAACCGGAGCAGATTGCGGGGCAGACTGGGGACGGCTTTGAGGCGCAGATTGCGGAGCCGAAGCTGCTGGTGCAGAAGCAGAACCAGCGGCAGTTTTGTCGCCAGCGCCAACAGCGCGGAAACCCTGGAACTCGTTTTTGGCTTCGTACTGAATGCCGGACGAAGGATCGCCTTTAACGTTATACTGCGGTGCAACAACTTTGACACGGCCTTCAAACGGAACGTTGCACAGCTGCTGAACGTTTTGCAGGTTCATGACGTTGATCGAATGGCAAAGAGCCGACAACTGACGCTGACCGATTTCTTGCGCTTGCGGGCTGGTGTTGTGCTGGTAGTTGATGCTGCCAAACACTACACGGTTGGCGTTGGTCGGACCCTGGATGCGAGCTTGGAACGAAATGCGGGAACCGTTGCCGTTGTTCAAGGGAAGAAACTCTGCCTTCTCGATAACAGCTTGGTACCAGCCAGCCGGGATCGGTTCGAAGTCGGCGGAAGCTGGTTGTACTTCTTGTGCGTTGAAATTCAATTGCATTTTCGTTTTCTCTTTAAGTTTAAGTGGTTTGCACTGTTTACGGCACAGTGCCTAAGCCGTTTGGAATTTAAATCGCATGTCCCATCTTGGCAAAGATATGCATCAAGCTAGGATATTCCAGCTCATCAAGAAGGCCGGAACGATCTTTGCATTGGTATTGCCAGTTAGCTTTAGTGCGAAGCTGGCGAGTACCGTTAGCCGCAATCTCAAAGGCAAAGACTTCGTCCAGCAAGTAAGGCATACCAGACTGAAGCATCTTGCCGGGGAACTTCATGCCGATGTTGGTTGCGCCGGACACGTCGTCAGTGAACTTTTCTGCTTTGCAAAGGAAAACAATGTGGTGATGAGTTGGCAAGTCGCGGAAAGCGCGGACCAAGTTCAAGACGTCAGTACCAAGAATGCCGTAAGCTTGACGAGGATCTTTGACAGTTGGGTTAGACAAAGCTTCTGCCAAAACAACTTCAGCAATATCAGACAATGAATCGATAATGACTGTCTTGTAGACCGCTGCTGCTGAAGTTTGCAGCCAAGCGTAAACCTCTTTCAGCGCTTGGACAGTTGACACGTCGATGTAAGGAACATTGTACGTAACCCAGTCTTGGTTTTCACCGTAGACTTTGGCAATGTTTGCCGGGCTAAGAGACAGCAAACCGCGCTCGGCATTGAGCAGCAACGGGCTTGGAGCTGACGCGGACAGCAGGGTTTTGCCAGCGCCAGAAAGACCAAAAACTGCCATGCGTACTGGGCCTGGAACTGCTGCGGAAGTTGTTTTGATTTGCATTAGCGTATTGTCTCAGTTAGTTTGGCTATTTTATATAGGCTAGTTATAGTTGTAAATATTTAGGGTTTAAATAGTTAGAAGTTAGTTATTTAGTTGTTACGAATCAATCACTTATAGTGCCTGTTATCTTCAATTGCGGAGTGCCAGGCTTGGTAATAATTGCCTCTTCAGCAATCTCCAGCTCTTCTTTGTTAAGGTCTTTCCAGCCTTTAGCGTTAGGTTCAAACTTGGTACGGAAAGCAATTTGGAAGCGCTCGCCCAACTTTTGTTTAGCTTCTTCCAGGCCTGGCTCGTAAATAGTAACGTTGACAGAGTTGGTAATGGAGACTTTAAAACCGTCCATCTTAACGGTCTTTGCGCCCTTAGCAGTGTGCCCTGACCGGGCCACAAGTTCTTGTCGAGCTTTACTTTCCAGCTCTTTTGCTGCGTCAAGAGCTTCTTTGATTTCGATGTAACGTTGTACGGTCATTGTCATGGTTTATTGCTCCGGATGTACCGCAAGAGTATTCAAGCGGCGAATTTCTGTTGTTGCTGGAAGTTCTGCGGGAGGAGGGTTAAGTACAATGCCACCCTCAGAACGAAGTTCAATTATTCCGTCCAGTGCAAGCTCTCGAAGTGCAGCCGTTTTAATTTTGGCAGTCACTTCTGTTCGTGACAACTTAAAGAACTTTGTACTGTATTGCGTAAACATGCCAACTGTCAAAACACGTTCAGCTATTTTTTCATCAACCTTCTGGGATAGTCGGCGATACTCGCGCAACTCTTTGCGGAGTAGCCCTAGGTCAGTACCTTCAGTATAAAACATGTTAATACAACTGGAATACTTATCCGCATAAATGCTGCTGCTACGGGCCAAGCGCTCATTAAAGCCAGACGCATCAACAGTTGTATTAATGTCCTTGAAGAAATTAGCGGAACTTTCACGTGCATACTCAATAACTGAAATGCCCCACAGTAGAGACGCCTCAGTGTGGGTTGGCATTTCTGGGTTTTCAGACCAAGCGTAGATAGCCGACAGATACTGCGCATACAGCGAATATCGGTTGTAAGCGTCTTCCTCAATGTCTTGGTCTTTGCCAACTGCATCGTTTAGGCTAAGTAGTCGGCGAATAATACTGGTGTTGTGCAACAGCTCTTTGCTAAACGTAACTGTTGAAGCCGGAACTTGCTTATATCTAGCGCATAGCTTGGCGGCTTCTGCAATGTCGATACGTTCTTCAACATCAACGTAGTGAATCGAGCCATCCCAACTATCAGACGTAATAGCTGGTTCATTGCTGATCCACAAAACCAGGCGGGCCAGCAAGCCGTCGCCAAGGTGTTGCATTAAAATTGGCTTCATTGCCTTGGTAGTAGACAAGTAGCTTAACTGCGCAACCAAGTCACGTAACTCAATTCGCTTTTGGCTTCCAGCGGTTTTATCTGCCTCGGTCGACGCGCCGGGGGAGTTGACGTTTTCAGTGAACTCTTTGAGAAAGGCCTTAGAGCCGCCTGGGTCGGATACCGACGCAAAGTTGGCGTCGGCTTCGTCTGTCAACGCAATGCATGCACTTTGCTTTTCCATTAAGTCAAGGCTTGCTGCAATTCGCTGAGCACCTTGCATACCTTTGCCCATATCGCGAATTGGACTGGCGGGTAGCAAGCACAAAGTTCCGTCTGAAGCGTATTGCGCATTAAGAAGCCGGCAGAATTCCCGAATACGTCGGTATGACCGAGACTTACCACGGCCGGAATTTGCTAGTGTCATAAAGTGGACAATAGCTCGAGACGGCTGAGACGAAAAGCGCAATCGACTTTTGCTGTCCAAGAAAACTGTCTCTGCCAAAAGCCGGTTGTCTGCCATCATTCGAACAAACTGTATAACGGCAGGATGCGCAACGTCTTTTGCTACTTCGCTCACACTGTCCAAGGCCTTTGCAATAATCTGCATATTTGGCGGCAAAGGCGGCATTACCAGTCGAGTAGTCTGCTCGTCTTCTTCCGGCGGAAGTAGATGCGTTTCTTCTTGGCCCATTGTCAGATTGAACTTGACCATAGGCAAGTCAAGCAAACACTTCTCAGACATGTAGTCAAAGTGCAAATGGAACAAAGACGCGACGTCAGTGATGTCTTTTCGGTTGCGCTTTTGCTCGCTGATATTCTCTTGACGGGCACACGGGAACCCGCAGAAGACACGAACCATTTGGTCAATGTCCGCGGAATAACGCGAAAGTCGATTGACAAACAGACCCATAACTTCCGACTTAAGCACGACCTGTGGGTCGCTAGACAGCCGAACAGCTTCAGGGTCTTCAAGGAATTTGGCTAGCAAATACTCGTCAGTGACGTCTTCGCCGTAAAGCGAATTGAGCGACAGCCGAGAAGCGCGAAGCTCCGCAATTTGCTGAGAACGCGTTGAGATGGCATCTTCGAAAAAAGGTGTCAGCTCATTGATTGTTGGCTGAGATGGGTTGCAATTACCAGTGGTGTAGAGGAACGTGCCCGAGCCTCGAGCGTCAATTCCGTCGACAACCTTTGTCACCACGCCGCTAGGCTTGTCTTTATGGAAAAAGACTTGGTGAACACCGTCGCCTCGGCTAGACCGCTCAATCCAGGTTGGGTTAGCGAGATAGAGAGAACGATACTGCGGGTTAGCATTAAGATTGTCGTAGTCCATCACGACATAACCTGGTTGAATAAGCCAGATCAACCCGCAACGAGACGCCGAAGGAGTTGCTTTGAGGAACGCTTCAACAGCCGGCTCAAGCATTTGCTTTGCGAGTATGTCGCGTTGCTCACATGCGTGCTTAAAAGAAGTCAGCGTTGTTGGATCGGTTGGATCGGGACTTAGGCCGTTCAGCTTGACTTGCTTTTTGCAAATCTCACCGTCTTTGCCAATGCCAAGTTTCCACAGACCCCAAGCGTTTTCGCTTGTCTGTAACTCAGCAGGGTAGATAGGGTCGTACGAAAGCATATTTATGCCGTAGCTCCGAGGCGGGTTGCGGTTGGTCAGACCGATGGGAAATTTCCAAAAGCGCTATGCTATTAACGTTGCAGGAGACCAATCCCGCTGAAGCCGGAGCACTTCACGTTAATAGCACAGCCTTTTGGAAACTTCTGTGGACGGTCACTTTACACTATATAGAAGTGCAAGTAAATAGCCAATGGCTATTCGTTCTCCCATTGCAAAGAAAGATACTCTTCAGGTGACATGTTGCTGCGCAGTATCTCTGTTTCAAACTGAGCCTTATGCTCAATAAACATTTGCTTGGCAATAGCAAGAGCTTTGGCATTATTCAAAGTAAGAGCAGCTTTTTGATTGGCATCATTTTGGATTTGCTGACGATACGGCTTAAGTTTTTCTTCAGTGTTAGTCAGCAATATAACTTGAGAGGTGGCGTTGTTTGCAATTGCTTGCGCCTTGGTCGCTGTAGCAATCCACTTGGCATGCTCTTCTGGGCTGTCACATTGCATTGCTTTATGCAAAGCAGAATGCGCAGCCATTTGGCTAGCAAGTGCTAAAGCGTTGTGATGACGGATCATTACAGAGTAGTCACCCGATTGAGCTTGAGCCAATAAGATATCGGATTGTGCCAAGAGAATGGCAGGGTCTCCAACGCTGGAAGCTAAACCTGCAGACAACCCAAGGTAACTAGCCGGGTCTAAAGCCGGGGAAATTTTATCCGACATAGGTTGATACCTTATAAATGAAGTTTCGCCCATCTTATACTATTTTTTAACTTTTGAACATAGCGGACTAAGCAGCTAGCGAAGTTCTTATTCACCCACAGTGTTAGGCTGAAAGAGCTGAAACTTGCTTGTGAGAGTGACTATTGATTGCTTGCAAATTTATTGCAGCAGACTGCAGCGCTGCATAGTTCTTACAATTTAATTGGGTGAAAGTGCAGCGTCCCAGGAAAACTGCAGCGCGACGATCTAACTGTGCTGCAACTTGCTGCATTGTGCTGCGCTTGTATATACAAGTATGTTTTCTGACCAGAAAATAGCTGGGTGGAGGGGTTATTTTGGTAACAGTAATCTTTCATCTTTTTAGTTTATTTTAGAAAGACAACCCTTCTTGCCTTGCTTCATTTTGCAGCGCAACGATGCTGCGCAACAGGCCTAAAAATTGCAGCGTGCCCCAGCCGAAAGCCTTGAACGGCGTGCCCTAGGATAGCAGAAACTAGACTGCAGCGTGCTGCAGCAGGGGGCCTGCCTCACCCCCCCCCCTGTACACCTAGGGATAGGGGTTACTTTTCTATTATCTATATATTATTTTTCAAAAAAAAAATAATAGTGATAAGGATAGAATTAGAGATAATGGACTAGAAATAGAGCCACTAGATGGTAGCGGCTAGTAGTACACGGGGTAGGCCCTGCTGCGACACGACACAGTGCTGCAAAATAAAATTAGGAAGAAAAAGAGCAGCTAGTTAGTTATAAAATAATAAAGCAAACTTGCTTGCAGCAATTGCTCAAAAACAAGTAGAAGTTTAGAAAGTTGAAACTAACAGGAAGTTAGAACTCCGCTAAAGCGCGACTGTATAGGCCACTGTGGGTTAGCACCTAACTAACCTGGTTTATCTCCCAACAGTAATTACTAGTTCTCAAAGCTAACTAACTGCTATATAATGCGCGTATCAATATTAATTTACTGGAACTTCAATGCACGTCAAGCACTTTGGTATTTATCATTGCCCAACTAATACTTTGATGCCGCACAAGAATGCAAGTGTAAGCCACCGCTATTGGAACCCATGGGTTAATAATAACCGACAAGGCCCAAAACTTTGGAGTAATAAGGAAGATGCTGATAGAGTACTTGAGAACTGGCAAAAGTCAAACCCAACTATTGCGCGTGAAGCGGCTGTAGTTGAAACTGTTACAACCATTTCCGTTATAACATGGTAACCAAATGCCAACTATTGAGTTAGCTCAAGAAGAAATTCGGCAATACCTCGAAGCAGCAGACTTTGATGCTGGAGTGGCGCGTCACGATCCTGTAATTTCCAACAAAGCAATGGAAGTGTGCTGCGACTTTCTTAAGCGTCGCAAATTGCTTGGAATTCCAGTAAAGGTAACGGTCACCTTTACTGGTGGCTTTGGACCAAACTTGTACGAACTCTGGTGGGGTTAATTAATGACTGAATTTACTAAAAGCGTAGTAACGCGTCACAGCCACAACGAAGCCATTCTTCGCGAGGCTTGTGCAATAGCGCTTAAAGAAGGCCGTCGTTTTGAAATTCGGGAGTTTTACTCAGTCGACTGGTGGACTGAGTTTAAGATTTGGCGTGCACCAGACAAAACCGAAGGCTTAACAACCACTGTGGGTTAATAGCAACGACAAAACCCGCCGAAGCGGGTTATTAGTCTTAACGCTTTTTATACGAAGCTGTAGCCGCCTTTAGTGAACAAGAATTCGATGTTGCCAAACATCGACATGCCTTCAGTAATTGGCATCAAAACGTTTTCAGCTTCAACAGTTTCAACAACAGCCCATTCGAAGTAAGACTTAGTAACTTCTTTCACTTCAACGATGACAGTTTGTTTTTCAACCAGACCATCTTTGCGAGTAGCTTTAGCAACGATTTGGATTTTAGTGCCGACTTTGATGTTTGCTACGTTCATTTTTGATTTCCTTAAAGGTTGTTTGCTTGTTGATGTGTCTATTATAAGGTGGTAGCTAGTGGCTGTACATCTTTATTTTCACTTTTATCAATTGATTGTTCGCATAGCTGCTAGCAGTGGTCATTAGAACAATCAATTGTCAAACTGCAGTCAATGACTATATAATGACTACATCAAAACGAAACAACCTAAAGGAATTCTGAAATGACTACTAAAATTGAATTGCTTGCTCGAATTGAAGCGTCTTACAAAGCTACTGGTCGCGGTCTGAGCCTTACTCATAAGGACAATTTTCAGCAATGCTCTGACCTTGATGGCGCTTATGCTCGTAAATATCTTGAAGATTTGGGTTTTGTAGTAATTACAAATGGTGATAATGGACGTCGCGGCTTTGTCCACACTGAATGCGGATTGGACTTGTCCACTAACGGCCATATTGGTTACCGCACTGTCGAGTAATAAATAGGCATTCAACAAGCCCTCTTTGGAGGGCTTTGTTGTTTCTGTGACTTAGCAATTAGCTAAGCATATCACAATCATCCATACCATAACAATATTTGATTGTACGTAGCAAGTCATACAGCCTATCCTTTACATAAGCACATACAAATGTGCAGACAACATTGGAGTGAAACATTTAATCAACTTTGGGGATTTTAACAGAGGTGACAAAATGGCTACTCTTAAAATTCAGACTACTGCGTACGCTGAGCTTGCAAAAGGTAAGACCAATCAAGAAGTTCTTGAAGTCGTATTGCGTCGGCATCCAAACGCGCATACAACGCTTGGCTGCATTTCGTACTACCGCAGCAAAATGAACTCAGTCCGCGACGAGTCACAGAAGATTCCTCAGCCAACTGCGCAACCCGCAGCAGTGAAGCCAATCAACCTTCAAACTCGGCTGCTGAAAGCTGTTGAGAAGTTGGCAAAGCTGGAGCAAGAGATTTACGAGCTGACCCTCCAGTCAGAAGCTGCTCAGCAATCAGACGCCGCTTGAAGTCGGCAACCACGAGCCCAACACTTGCCACTGTGGGTTGTTGGGCTTTCTTATGCGCGGAACTTATTAGCCGCTGACATCAGATAGGTATTGCTTACTGTTCAATTTACTGCTTACAATATACTATGCAGGGATAACTAATAGGAGCAAACCGCGTGGCAAAGGATCATTACAACGACGGACGTAAAGCAGCTATTTCAATGATAAACAGCCGCGCCAAAAACGGGGAGGCTCGAGCTGACGTCGCAAAGCATCTTTTTACGATGGCTGATGGCATGCTCAACACAACTGAAGCTGAAAACCAGTTTGATGCTGGTATTCGCGCTCAACTGAACGACCTAGGCTTTACTGAGGACTGAAGATGGACCGATTTCCAACACCACCGGACGAACCGGACGAAGGTAATTGTCGGCGCTGCAAACGCTGGATTACACGCGATGAACTGCTAGTCGACGGTTGCACCGAATGTGACGACCTGTTGATTGCCGACATGAAAGCGCTTTGGAACGGCCGGCCACAAGTTGAACCTCTGCCGTGGATTGACTGCCCAATCTATGCTTTCAACTTTAACCGTGGTCAATGGACTGCTCGACCTGTATAAGGATTGAAGAATGGAAGACGTAATTATTTTTGAAGAAAGCAATAGTTTGGTGTCGGCTGACTTTGCTGCGCTCGAACAGCACGTGCTTGCTGCTCATACCGACGTCTACCAGCATTTTAGTTGCGCTTCGGCACCCGGCAATCGCGGGGCAAACAAAACGCCATTCGAGCAGCAAGTTGTCATGGCTGACTTTGCGGAACTGGAAAAGCGTATTTGGTACTCTTTGGCGTATGGTGCAACACAAGAGCAAATTGCGACCATGTTGGAAGTTGACCCAAGCAATGAGCGGCTTGAAGAAATCTCTATTGGCTACAAAGTTGAACTTCGTGACTATCAACGCCAAGCCATTAAAGAAGCAAAGAAAGAGCCGCGTCCAACTAAGTCCAAAGCCAAAGGTCCGCGCAATCGTTGGGGAGTTGTGAAATGAAGCAACTTAATTACGAGCAAGCGGATCCACGTGCGCAAAAGTTCTTCCATACTGTTTTTGTTGGGACCAGCTGCAAAGGAGCAGATTCTTCAGGTCACAAAAGGAGTTGGGATAGCGACCATGAAGAACTTGCTGGCACACCGTGCCACGCTTACGACGTCTCCGGCCGTTATTGCGTTTTCTGCGGGGCGCATTCACTTCCAATTCAAGGTAATTTGCGTCGAGTGTGCTTTAAGTCTTTGCGCAACGATTCTGACTACAAAATCACTGACTGGACTTGCGTCTGCAAAGAAGCCATGGACTGGCTTGAAGTAGCTGCTGAAGTCAAAGCTCTTGAAGAAAAGTATGAACTGGAAAAGGAAAAGCTATTGGCAACGCGACCAAAATTTAATCAGCAGGTCAGCGTCGACCTTGTTCGAAAGGCCAGCGAATACCAAATTAAACAACTTCAAGATGGTTGGACTTGCGACTTCAGCAGTCTCGGTATTACATTGGCTGAACGCTAGTATACAACGCCTAAGAAACATGATAGCATGCACAATTAACCAACAGTTGAAGGAAAGTAAATGGACCCAAGACATAAGTCAGCTGGAAATAACCAACTGTACAAAGAAACAGAGGCGTTTCTGGGCCGGCATGGAATAGATATTGTCACTGGCGAAAAGTTTGAAGTCGGCAAAGGCTCGCTTGCTGAATGCGTTGACTCACAGCGCACCAAGTTCAAAGAGCTGGCTCGTGAAGCGGCTTTGGAATGCTATGTCAAGTACAGCTACCTGCCAGCAAACAAAGCTGCAGCTGAAAACTGGCATCCGCACGTTTGGGTTACCGACGCAATGAAGAAAGCTTGCGCTTCGGAATCCGAGCATGCGCATATTGCTGAAATGCGCGCCGATACGGCTGAGGCTGAGCGGGATACCTTGCGCATGAATCTCGCCGAAGCTCGACTACTGCTCAGGGAGATTCGCCAAGACTGCAGTCTCAGTCGCCTGCGTGATGGGCAGATTGACAATTTCCTGCACAAGTCCTCACTCGTCACAGAAAACCCTAACGCCGCCGAGCAGCGCATTGCGGAGCTTACCGAGATCTTGCTGGACACAAAATCAATTCTTTCAAGCGAACTGAGCTACGAGCTTTATCACAAAATCGCGGCGCACGTTAACCGTATCGACGCCGCCCTCAACCCCAAACCCGAGGCAGGAAGTCATGAGTGATCTTCTGAACATGGAGTTGATTAACTCCCTACCTCAACCCCTTTTCGGAAAGGGCTATGGCAGGGACCACTGGTGGCCAATAGTGGATATCGACGTTGAATCCGGGCTTTGCCGAATAGACGTTTGCGGTTTGTTAGAAGTCCGAAGGTTTAGTGATTTCCGGTATATCCGCGACGATGCGCAAACCTTGCACGAACCTGACAGCTTCTATCTGGAGGAGGACTGACCATGACCAATAACCCAACGATTGACGGCGTGTCGCGGGAGCTTCTGGCCGATCTGGTGAAACTCGCATCACGCAACGTAAGGTCGGCATGGGGCGGAGGAGTATGCGAAGAGGCTCGCGCCCTTCTCGATACCCCACCCAACGACCTGCGCGAACACTGCAAGCAATGCGCCGAGGTCGTGAAGACTTGGCCGGAGTGGAAGCAGAGCTGCCCGGGCGGCGCACCAGCGGCCGAGCGGCAAGATCATTTAAGTTTCGACCCTGTCTTAATAAGCGCCGGCCCTGACGGGGTTAGCAACTTAGAACGACTTCAAGCTACTTGTGATGGCCTAGATTCGCAAAACGACTCTCTAGCAGACGAAGTCGCCGCCCTGCAATCCACCATCACCCAGCTACAGGCGCGGGTTGCTGAGCTGGAGAGTGCGAGGGGTGAGCCGGTGGCGGAAGTAATTGCTACCGGTGGCCCGCACGACGGCGAAGACCGTGTGCTTTGCGAGCTTCAGGCAGAATTGCCGCCCATCGGCACGAAGCTTTATGCCGCCCCGCCAGCGCCGGTCGCTCATACCATGAAATCCATAATGTCCGCAGTCTGCGCGATTACTGGGTTCCCGATGCTCACTTCCAATCAATGCCATGCTTTGGCACGTTCACTGAACGCCTGCCTCGACGACACCGTTGCGCTGAACAAGGACAATTAATTATGCAAGAAACACTTTACTTCCTGCAAGTGTTTGCGATACACTTGCTCTGCGCGGCAGTTGGCATTGCAAATGTTGTGTCGACTGCTTGGTGCTGTAACTGGCTTAAAGGCCCGCTTGGCTATTGGGAAGAGTTGGCTTTGGAGCTGGTCCTGGCCGTGGCACTGTGGGTTATCTGGTTCAAAGGTGATTGGTACCAGAATGCCTCAATGTTTACAGGTTTTGGCGCTGGCGTTTTGCTGGTACTGGCCTGGAGAATGTATGAGCGTAAGTGAAGACGTCAAGCAATTCATTGACCACTTCGAGAAAATGTCCGGCTGCAAGAATGAGCCGTTGATCGTTATTGTCGGGCCAGACGTCAGTAGCGAAACGCTCATTGCTTTGCGTCAAGCCGGTGTAAAAGTCGTCAACAGTTTGCTGGATCCTCGGGTTCAGCCTGTTGGCTTTGCTGTTAACGCAAAAGGAAAAGGTCCTCGCGACCAATGGGGTATCAAATGAAATACATTGTCACCAAGCAGGATGAAACCGGTTACGAGGAAATCTTTGTGTTTCCATCAACCGTCAATCATGACTGCTTCGCCGAAGGTGTGCACCGGATGAAAACCAGTCTCATGGCATGTGGCGACGGGTATACCGTACACCAATTGCTGCAGGTTTTACTGACGGTGTTGTGTGCCAAGGCTACAGCGAAACGCTCAATCTGAAGTCTCGCGGCGAAGTCGATGCTGCTCTGCTGGCAGTTCAGTAGCTCGGACAGAATAAAGCAGGCCTAGAATTAGTTCCGACAGGTTTAAATCGCCTATTGGGACGGTCTGGGCCTCTTCAGCTTAAAATGCTTTGTAGCGCCTAGGTTTTCTTTACACGCCTCTACGGAGGCCATAGGAGGCCAGAGAGCTAGCAAAAGAGCTGGCGGCAGATAGGCAATTTTAAATAAATTTATCAAACACATTTACAAAGGATCAATAACATGCCTACAGCAGTAGCACAGCGGCAGGAACGTGTACATATTGAGTTAGCTTTAAGCTTGTCGCCAGAACAAGCGCATATTTTGAAGGCAATGATGCAAAACGGCGATCCGGGCGAAGGTCAAGTAGAAAGAAATTTGCGCGAGGCTATTTTCAAAGCGCTTGCCACTGCGATATAGTAGCAAACCACTTTAAAGGAGATGTCAACTTGAACGTATTTGCAATTCGCCATAAACCCACAGGTGCATTCATGCCGGTTCCAACTGGTCGCGGTGGAAGCGGTTCGTCATACTGGGATCCAGCAAATTCAGCGTTTGGCGCTGTTCCCGGCGTTCATCGACTATTCCATAATAAGCGCTCTGCAAAAGCTGCGCTTACTCAATGGCTCCGCGGTCGTCATGTTCCAGTAATGGAATACGCTTCTGCTGAAGATTCTTTCTTTAGCTCAAGCTTTCCTTATTGTGTAGGCACTGAAACCGAGCACGACCCATCGCGTAAAGCAGAAGACATGGAAATTGTAGAATTTACGCTTACAGCAATAGAATAACACGGTAGGATAGCCTTACACAACCATTTGAAGGAACACAGCAATGGCACTCGTACTCACCCGTAAATCCGGCGAAAGCGTTGTTTTCAAAGACAAGAATAGCGGCATGTCGATTACCGCCACTATCCTGCAAATCACCAAGCGTGCAGCGGGAGTCCGCTTCACTGTTGGCACCAATTCTGATGAGCGAGAAATGGTTTCCTCTGAACCCGTTGAGTTCTTCAACGGCAATTTCTTTCTTGGCGTTCGTGACGGCCAAACCCAAGTTCGCCTTGTTTGCGACTTCCCGTCTAACGTCAATATCGCGCGCAAGGAATTGCTGAAATGATTACCATGCGCGAAATGGCTGAAGCAATTCTCAAGACGTACCGGCACACTGATCCAGTAAGTCGGGATGTTTGCTCGCACTGCAACCAGTTTGAGGAGGCGTCGCTGTGGGTTATTGCTCACAGTCCGGATTGCATCGTGCTGAAGTGCGAACATCTGAAAAAGATGCAAGAAATTTCGCCAAGCACTATTGATTGGTCGCAATACAAGCAGGCTGTTGGTCGAGCTGAACGAGTTGGCCGCAACGGTGATGTAACTGTGATTGATTATCGTGGCAATGTAATGATGGAAAATGTAATGGGAGGCGATCCAATTCCAGTTTCCAACGTGAGCCAACTTCGTGAGTATCACGCAAACGCTGTCAAAAATTTGACGCATTACGCTGATGACTCTGGCCTTCGTGAAAGCGACGTCAAGCATTATCGTAAGCGTGCAGCTTTCCACCAAACGATGGTTGATACTATTGACCAAGCAATGGGAGAACCAAAATGACTACACCGATCGGCGACGCGCACCGCCAAAAGCGTGACGAACTGGCTAAAGACTTTGTGATGGAGTTGCTCCGAAAGGCACGCCCAATGTCTATGGACCTGAAAGTTTGCGCCTCAATGACAGCCTCGGCATACCGTCTTGCCGATTGTATGCTGGCAGCAAGCGGCATGCCAACGCCAATCTCAGCCGAAATGATGCCGGTAGAACTGGAACGGCCAAAGCGTTTTATCACGCACGAGCCGCGGTCGGTTTACAACGATGGACTCTGGGTTAATGTCAATCTTGACCTTCCAGGCGAGTTTTCGATGCCAAGCTTTGTCGAGCAAGGTGATATGGTCAAGATTATCCGAGCAGACGATAGCACATTAGTTTTTAAAGCGGGTGACAATAGCGTTGTCAGCTGGGCAAATGTCAAGTCTTTCCGCAAGCTTGGCTAACCAGCTGTGTACAAACAACTATAAACCGCGTTAGAATATCTTTCGCGGTTTTCTTATTTGGAGGGCGCATGTTGTCGCTTATAGACAGAATGTTTGGCCGAGTGGAAAATGCTTCTCCAGAAGCTGAGGCGGCAATGGCAGAGTATTACGCAAATTTGCTAGAAGTACGTAAGCAGACTTTGCTTGAGCTCCAGGCCAAAATCGAAGAAGCATGGAAAGCCTGCCCAGACGACGGGCTTGAGTGGTTGACCGAGCTCCGTGAATATTTGAAGAAGGAATTGGAAGATGAGCCAAACAGTTAACGTTGACTTTTGTGAAAGCTGTGAGAGCAGTTTTCTTGGGCTAAGCGGCTCAACAAAATGGTGTCCTTACTGCGGCGCTAAGCATGAAGGTGCAACTGTTCCCTATACTTTTCCAGCTGCCAAGTGGACAGACTTCGACCGCACTGAGAAGAACAATCCGCCTTTTGGCAAAGAGGTGTTGGTTAAATACTCTGCCCGCTGGCCAAATGACGAAAAAGTATTTATAACGGGCGGAACTCTTCACAATAGTGATAACTGCCTTTCCTACATGGTACAACGGTCGCGGCGAAGTCATGTCCGGCATAGTTCATTCTTGGTGTAATGTAGAGGATTTAATAGTATGACAGTAATTGCAATTGTAGCAGCGTCTATCAACAACGTCATTGGCGTTGACGGTAAGCTTCCTTGGAATTCGCCATCTGACTTGGCCAACTTCCAAAAGGAAACAATGGGCCACGCTGTTTTGATGGGCCGGAAAACCTGGGAGTCTTTGCCTCGTACCAGCAGAGGCCGACTCCCCGGTCGGGAAAAGCATGTACTTTCACAAACTGGAGTTGGTCGTGGAGGGGCAAACGGCATTTGGAGTAACGTTAGCCGCGCAATACCAGAGCTGCTTGGTAAGGCTGTTAGAAAAGGAAAAGATAAAATCTTCATTATTGGCGGCGCTGAAATTTTCAAGCAAGCCCTTGAGCTTGACTTGATTGATGAAGTTTGGCTGACACGAATGCTGGTGAAAGTTGAAGACGTTCCAGGCGCGGTCTACTTCCCACAGGGAATGCTCGAGGGCTGGCCGGTAGCCATTGAGGCAACGGCAGAACCGGAAGTAGGGCCAAAGTACCGCTTTGAACGCTATGAAAATCCCAAACACACGAAGAAAGAGGAACCGGAAACGGCAGAAAACTTTAGTAGTTTGTCGGATAAACAGACTATCACCAAACAGCAACAGTTGCTTGCAATGGTAGTTGACGCTTACCAAAGTAACGGGCAGATTTGCTACGACTTGGCAAGTCTTTGCGCTGATCAGCTCGAGCTGCGTATTGACGAACGACCGCCGCAAACTGGCGAAGCAGAAAGTCCTTCACCTTTGGCAGCCGAAGTGGCAAGCACAGTTACCGCCACACTTGCCACTGTGGGTGAATGCCTTAAAGCCGGCCTTGAAATCGGCGGACCAGTCAACATCGACAGTTTGACTGTCAATATCAACATCGGTAAGTAGCCGCCGCAAATGAATAAACCCGCAATCAAGCGGGTTTATTTTTGATTGTAAGTTTAGCCGTTAAGAGCTTTGTAAACTTCGTCAGCAATAAAAGTGATATCCACTGGAGTCACTGCAAACGGTAAGCAAAGCTCAAGCTTCCAAATTACAAGGCAAAATTTGTTTTCGAGCTGGTCGACAGTCCAGCTGTGCATGCTTGAATGGCTGATAAAGTCTTTGGTTTCTTCAACAGTTACCGCAATGCCGTAGTGCGGAAGGTTGTAAGCGTTGGTGACTTGTACTTGCATCTTGTTTGCCACAAACAGCGACAGCATTTCTTGCTTGTTATACTGTTTCATTTTGTTGCCTCACTTGCTTATTGATGTTGGTTCATTATACCAATACCGATTGAGTAAAGCCAATTGATTGTTTGCATAGCCCCTTAAGGTAGTCATTAGTTTATTTGATTGGCCAACAGCAAACAACTACTGTATAATAAATTATTGAAACAAACAAATTAAAGGAATTCCAAATGAAATTGTATGACATTTACCTTAATGGTCGCTACGTTGACACTATTGAAGCCGCGTCTGCTAAAGCGGCAGAAGCAGTTGCTAAACGCCATTTTGGCCAAGAAGTTAAAGCAGTAAAAGCAAAATGAAAACGTTTCTCGATTGGACAAATGAAGAAGCCTATCAAGAAGGTTTCTTTGCACGCGCTGAACTCGGAGTAGATGCTGAGCACTTTGCCGACTTTGCAGCCAATTGTCCTGCAGAGCTTCGTGAAAGCGGCGATCGTGCGGCAAAGCTTCGTCATCAATTTATCAAAGGTTGGAAGGAAGGAGCATGCTCTTAATTACCAAACGGCTTGCTGAAGCTGTTGTTTCTTCGGCTCTCGTGTACAGTGATATTGCCGGAATGACATCTTGCTCGCACTGTGGGGAAGAAGCAGCTTACGCTCGTGAAGGGTGGAATTGCACTCATGAGAGCGATTGCGTAGTTCTTGCAGCCAAACTGCTACTTGAAAAAGAATGGGGTGTTGAAAATGCTTAAAGTACTTTTGCTGGTTTTTGCTGGACAATCTTACACAACGCTTGTTGTGCAGGTGGAAACCCACAGCTATACGGACTGCCGTTCACAAGGCTCTCAAATGGTAGCTGAGCTCAAACGTAACGGCAACAAAGATGCTCACTTCGAGTGCAACGGGAAAGGACTGTAATGAAAGATAAATTTGAAATCATTGAAAGCGTAGGCAAGCCAATCAAAGCTTGGACTCGCGGCGTTCAAGTTGAAGACGCCGCAAAACAGCAACTCCGCAATTTGGCGGGCTTGCCATTTGTACATTCGCACATTGCTGTAATGCCGGATGTCCACTATGGAATGGGCGCCACTGTGGGTAGTGTCATTGCAACCAAAGGTGCCATCGTTCCGGCGGCAGTTGGCGTTGATATTGGTTGCGGCATGGCAGCACAACGGACAACGCTTGTTGCAAGCGATTTGCCAGATAGCTTGTTTGCCTTGCGCACTGGAATTGAAAAGCGAATTCCGCACGGGCGTACCAACAATGGCATGCCTGGTGACCGAGGAGCATGGGGAGTTTCTGCTCCGCAAGTAGCGGGTAAGTTGGAGGTTGAGCTTACAGCTTCGATGCTTCAGCTGCAAAAAATTGTGGACAAGCATCCAAAGCTGGAAAAGCCGGCGCGTCGGGCGTTGACACACGCAGGTACGCTCGGCACCGGTAACCACTTTGTGGAAATCTGCCTCGATCAGTCTGACCGCGTTTGGATCATGCTCCATTCCGGCTCTCGCGGTATCGGCAACTCTATTGGCAGCTATTTTATTGAGCGTGCCAAAGAAGATATGAAGCGTTGGTTTATCAATTTGCCGGATAAAGATCTTGCTTACTTCCCGCAAGGATCTGACCTGTTTCACGACTACTGCGAAGCTGTTAAGTGGGCCCAGGATTTTGCGCGGCTCAATCGCGACCTGATGATGGTTGCTGTAGTGGCGGCTTTGCGCGAGGCTGTACCAAAACCATTTACACTTGACGAGTCCGCTGTAAACTGCCATCACAACTACGTCAGCTGGGAAAACCATTTCAACGAAAATGTAATGGTGACTCGCAAAGGTGCAGTACGTGCCGGGAAAGACGAGCTCGGTATTATTCCTGGAAGCATGGGAGCCAAATCTTTCATTGTACGAGGAAAAGGCAACAAAGACTCATTCTGCTCTTGCTCTCACGGAGCGGGTCGTGCAATGAGCCGAACCGAAGCGCGAAAACGTTTTACTTTGGAAGACCATATTGCGGCTACCGCAGGTGTTGAGTGCCGTAAAGACGAAGAAGTAATCGACGAAACACCCGCGGCTTACAAAGACATTGATGCTGTAATGTCTGCGCAGTCTGATCTTGTTGAAATTGTTCATACATTACGACAAGTGGTGTGTGTCAAAGGCTGATAAAGACAAAACCCGCCAGTAGGCGGGTTTGTTTATTTGGTTAACTTATTCTTCGTCTTCGACGTCTACATCATCTTCAAAACCGTAGGCAATAGCGTCAAACTCTTCCACAGTCAGTTCAATGCTGGCGGCTTCAATAATTGCACCAAACTCAGCTTGTTCTTCTTTAGTGAACATGTCAAACTCAGTAATATCGTCGTCCATGTGGAACATACGGTCTTCAGTGTTCAAACGGTTAATCAGAGCTTGAAAGTTGTTAGCTGCAGTAGTCATGTTGGTTTCCTTAAGTGTTTGGTTGTTTGCATTTGATGTAATCATTATGCCAAAGCTGTGAGGGGCTGTATATTACTTTGTTGATATAAATTTCTAATACCAAAATAACCACTTAATACGAACAATCAATTATACGGCGGCAGTGACTGTTGACATAATGAACACATCAAGTCAACAAGCTTAAGGAAATCAACATGTACTATCAAGCTACCGCAACTATCAATGGCGTAACCTACGAGTCGGGCTTCTACTTTGATGGTGCTGAGTGGGTAGTTCGCATGCTGGTACGCCAAATTGGTTTTGAGAATGTCGGCAAGATTGTTGTGGAGGTAATGTGACTAACATACCTGCAGAAATAAAGCGCTACAAGTACAAAGTATCAATAGAGCATGATCCACGAAAGAAAGCCTCGCTCCAGCGCCATTTAGATTGGCTAGAGCGGCAGCTTAAACACAAACCCGCTTAATTGCGGGTTTTGCCGTATAACCAACAGGAGAATTCCATGTCTCTCGACAACGGCTGGATTCCAGCCAAAATTAATCCCTTTGGCGATGGCGACTACATTGTCTACTGCCCAACCGGCGCAACTCCACGACACATTCGTCACTACAGCAAAGCGCTTGGATGGGAAGACGGTGTGGTTATTACGCATTGGCAGCCATTGCCATTTCCTCCAACTGGGGCCGGCCCAGCGCTAAAGCCGACCCAGACTGACACTGTGGGTTGCTATGCGTAAATACGCATATGAGCACAAATCTGAAAAGCGTTGCAATTTTGATGTAGCGCTTGCAAACCTCGGTAACTGCGACGTCCAATTCAAGAAGTCTGTTTGGTTTGGGCAAGACGCGGCTAACGAGGGCTTTTCCATTGTCTACAGAAATGTGCCAATGACAATCTTGTCTTCCAAGCGATATCCCACAGCGGAAGACTATGAAGAGCAACTTATCTCGGCAATGAAAGCCATCAATGCCGAGCTCAAATCATACCATGAATCAGGAGGTTTCTGAATGACTTTTCCTCGTATCAAGCACCAGTCTCAACCAACTAGCAACACCTGCGTAACTACTTGCCTTGCAATGCTGGCCGGAAAGCCTGTAGCCGAGCTTATTGCGCAGGGTTTTCATTGCGATTATAGTATTGGCGACGCCAGTTATCGAGAACTGTTTGAAAAGCTCAAACTTAAATTCAAGTCATTTGATACAGCTGAACGCAACAGCATGATGCTTGACGGCGGTGTTTACCTTGTTGGTGTACCGTCTCTCAATATTCAAGGCGGCATGCACGAGGTACTGGTAGAAATTGCGGTTGACGGGGATTGGGCTATTCTTGACCCAAACTACATGGCGCAGCACAAACGTGCTGATGGCTCTCCGCCACTTTACTACGATGTTCCGGGCGGTATGATGCGGGACGATCCGCTGTCGGTAGAGCTTGGTGGTGGTTACACGGTCGAAGCATTTCTCACTTACAAAGACCTTGGGCTGGAGTAATTATGCTGCTTTCAATGGTTGTGAGCATGTGCGTAATGGTTGGCGAGCAGACCAGTTGTCGGTTTGAAGTCTACCGGAATGAGACGCACAAAAGCGAGGCTAGCTGCTCTGCTGTGAGCCAAGATCGGATGATCCGTATGAAGCAAGACTTCGCTGACAAGTACCCGGATTCTCCGGTGTACGTGTCAAGCGAATGCGGCGACAACGAGAAAATCAACCACATGGTCGCCGCAGCTTCGGACTACGCTCAGGATCTTGGTGCAGCTTACTGGATTGTGAGGGAAAAGTAATGCGATCGAAGAAGGCAAAAATTTTGCGGCGTATTGCGTGGACTACTCGCCGCAACCCATGCAATAAACAGCTTTCTTATAGACAGCTGAAAAGGGAATACCCAAAGGGTGTAACAACTGGCCCGTACGCGTATTACCCGCGTGAAGGCCGCAACACTAAAAAGTTGCTTTACGGTCCATTTTAGCTATGTACAACTAAGGCCAGCTTACTGTATAATGTTAGCTGGCCTTTGTCTATGAGGTTATTGTGCGTAGACTTCCAGGTTGTATTTTCTTTATCTACCTTTGTTGGCTGCTATTTGCGCTAGCCGCTCCGGTAGTTGCTGAAAAGTTTCCAAAGCCGGTAATGCTTCCTCCAAGTAACTGCCCAAGGATAGAAGTCCGCATGGGAGTCGAAGGTAGGTCGTTACTGACATACACCAAAATCCGAGACGCCTGCAATAATGGCGTTTGGCACAAGTACAGAGGAAAGCTGAAAAGATGGGAAAAGTAATTAAGGATCATCCAAACGGCTGGATGAGCTTCATCAAAAAGGTGAAGGAAATTCTTGTTCGGGATATGTCTCAGGACGAAGTTCGCCGTGCAGTAAAGGCGTACATCAAGCCCATGACACCAGAAGCGTTTGCCGCCAAAATTGAAGCTGAAGACGGATTGGAGGAAGAAGACGATGTATCAACTATCGCTGACTAAGGACTATGCCCCACATTGGGACTTGGTTAAAGCTGTAAAGGAACTGCTGCAAAACGCCATTGACTCGACAGCAGAGTTTCAATATTCTTTTGAGCAAAATGATTCTGATGAAGGGCTTACCAACCTGACAGTTACGTCAGTTGGTGTAACCCTTCCGCCTTCGTCTCTTCTGCTTGGTGCCTCTACCAAGCAAGACGATCCGTCGTCTATTGGTAAGTACGGCGAAGGCTACAAACTGGCCTTGCTTGTGCTGACTCGGCTTGGTTTCCCGGTTACCGTTTACAATGGCGAGCGTGTTTGGACCCCTTGCTTTGAGCCGTCCAAAAAGTACGGCTGCGAAGTCCTGTCTATCCGGGAGCAGACCCGAAAAGGCGCTCCCGACAATCTGACATTTTCCATCAATGGGTTGTCAGAAGTAAACGTCAAGCAAATCCGCAACGCCTGCCTGCAGATGCAAACAAACCAAGAAATTGGCTTGCGTTCCGACGTTCCGCAAGGACGTATTTTGCTGGACGAAGCGCACGTTGGACATTTGTACGTCAATGGTCTGTTCGTGCAGAAAGCTGAAGACCTGAAGTTTGGTTATGATATCAAACCAGAGTATCTGAAACTCGATCGCGATCGACAGGCCGTGGCAGACTTCGATTTGCTGTGGGTTACCAAGGAAATGTGGTTTGCTCAGCCGGATACCGAGTTGACGAGCGAACTCATTTTGCAAGGGGTGTACGATCTTAAGTACGCGCAGTATAATGCCCCTGTAAAGGTGGTAGAAGCAACTGCAAAAGCTTTCAAAGAAAATAATCCTGGCGTAACGATTGCAAAGACGCCGGAAGACGTTGATCGGCTGAAAGCAATAGGGGTAAATGAGCCCCGTTACTTTGGCAGTACAGTTCACGCAGTTGTAACGCAGTCTGCTTCTTACAAAGAATCGGTTGTTGTAAAAGTTGACACACCGCACGACATTTTGTTGAAGTGGTATGAAACCCACAGTAAGCGGATGCCTCGGCTGCCAAAAGTGGCAATGAAGGCGTTGCTTGACTTGTCCAAAAACTGGAAGTGACTTATGAACACTTTGTTGCTTATCCTCAACATTTTGGCCCGTCTGTTTGGTGCAAACTGATGGGCGACATTGAATCGGCACTTACAAAAGCGGAGCGTATGTCTTCGCTTCATAATTCACCATGCCACCTTGTATTAGTGCGAGACGGTTTGCGTCGTCCTGCAATAAAAGTCAAGCTTGACCAGCTGATGTCTGCAGTGGACCGCGACAATATTCTTGAAACGATCAATCCGCCTGCATATTACCGTGTACAGCAAACGCTAGACATGGCAGAATGGTTTATGCACTAACCAACTAATAGATGGAGCTACTACCATGGGCGTTAAAAACTTTAAGAAAGAGATGCTTTGTGTTTTAGCTGGTGTGGCTATTGCTTTGCTCGTTATTGACGACGCCACTAGCCGAAAGCTAGACGCGCAGCTACAGCAAGAAGAATACTGTAGCATGGTAAAACTTCATCAAACTTCTAACGGCAAGCTCGGCTGGCCGGACTACCGTAAACAATATAAGGAACTGTGTGAATGACTGCGCCATTTAAAGAGCCAATTGTTGTAGCGCTTGAAAGCCAAGAATATGAAATGGCCAAAAAGATGCTCGGTAGTAAGACTACTACTGACGGCCGCACTTTGCTTATCGAGCAAGTTGACCAAACGCTGAAGGTGCTCAACCATCTTTCCAGCTGGCCGGCTGTTATGCGAGCAGCTTGCTTGCGCCCCTTGCTCCAAGACGACCATACGTTCGAGTACGGCTGGAAAACCGCTTGTAAAAATGGCGTACAGCCACAAGCTCTTGTGCTAGCAATGGAATTTCGCCGCGTGGCAAACTCGTACCTGTGCAATACGCTGACTGACTATTGGGACGACGAAGAAGTCCGTATTCGTCTTGGTTTGGTTATTCCTCCAGTCCGCGCAATGCTAATTGCGCATAAGACTGTTGGCTACTACCAGTTCTTGATGCAGCAGGCTCAAACCCATTTCCGCCGGAAAGAGCTGCGCGCATACTTCGAGCGTTGGTTCCGCATCCTGGAAGCGGATCCAAAAGAATGTCTTAAACTGTTGACGGAGGCAGAGTGATGGCACGCGAGCAATCTCCGCTTCAAAAAGTTTGTATGCAGTACGGGAAGGATTGTTTTGCTCTGAGCAATACTTGGACGCTTGCTCGTTTTCTGCGTGAAAATGGGCAGGTTGAGCTAGCCAATAACGTTGAAATTGCAATCAATCGTGCTAGGCTAATTGCCAAGCAAAATTACTTCAACAACCGCAAAGCGCTTCAGCCGGACTGGAAAGACTGGGACGCGCAGCGCGATTGGTCGTTGGAAGATATTGATTGGCTGGGACTATCAGAATGAAATATCCTTATTTTGAAGGCAACTGCGACCTGCGTTTTGATCCAGTCGCGTCAGCAATCCTGGAAAAAGAGCATTGGCGTGTACTGGCAGATTTTACTCTGCATATTTCTGATGTCCGCAAGCTTACAGTAACTCGTGGAACGCTGACGGACAAGGGGACTGTTCCGCTTGTCATGAACGGCGTTGTTCCACGTGATGGCCGGTTTGAACAAGCGTATGTGGTACACGACGTACTATGCGAGTATCTGACAGTTAACCTGTCCGGTTCCCAATCAGCTATTCCTCGGCAGTACGCAGACAACCAGCTTGAGGCAATGCTGGAATTGCTTGGTGCTACAGCACTCGAAAAGCAAATGATTATGGTTCCAGTGCGTATGTACGCGTATTCTCATCCAAAAACGTCGCTGCCGTCAACCACCCCAGCAAAACGAAAAGTTGAAGCTGAATGGGGGCAATGGCAGGCCCGCTGACTGCCCACTGTGGGTTACCGGCCCGGCTAGCCTTTGCTACGCCGGGTTTTTATTTACTTTTTTTCCAAGGCATGATAGAGTCCTCTGCATTATACCCCCGTTTTTGGTTAATCCTCAATGTCAGATAACGACACTCAATCAGCCAAGCTTGAAAAGCGCAAAGAGATTCTTACCGAACTCTGGGCGCTGGTAGGCGACCCGGGACAACCCGGTTCTGTTGCTGTTGCGGCACTTGACCGCATCGCGCGGATAGAAGATGCCTATACTCCGATTAAAGTTGAAGTCAAGAAACGATTTGTCAGTCTGGCCGACTTCTATAAAGGTGTTGCGTCTGGCGTTGACGTCGCCAAAGACGTCAAGAGTGAACGGCAAGCAAATGACAGCGTTCCTGTGTTTGCTCCTGCACCAGCTGAACCAACTGCCGTGAAGGATGAAGACGATGACGAGGATTTCCTGTGACTGACGTCTTTATGAATCCTGCGCTAGCAGACGTTTGGTTTACGCCTGCTCGTTTTAAATTTGTCTATGGCGGTCGGTCAAGCTCTAAGTCCTATGACTTTGCAACTGCAATTTCGTATATTGGATCGCAGCTTGGCTTGCGTGTTGTAGTGGCACGACAGTTCCAAAACTCTATTGCCCAGTCCTGCAAATCCCTTATTGAAAACCGTATTGAGGATATGGGACTTGCTGACCAATATGACTTCCAGAATACAACAACTGTAGACTTAGAAACTGGAACGCAATATCTCTATTATGGTATCGCGCGAAATATCCAGGAAATTAAGTCGCTTAACGGCGTCGATATCCTCATTATTGAGGAAGCTGGCAAGCTGACTAAAGAGCAATGGAGCATTATTGAACCAACAATCCGGAAAGAAGGTTCTGAGATTTGGGTTATCTGGAACCCTGACCTAGCAACTGACTTTATGTGGTCGATGGTGCTCAACCCTCCTGCAGACAGCATTGTTCGCCAGATTAACTACGACCAAAACCCGTTCTTGAGTGAGACCATGATCCGCTCCATTCGGGACGCGAAGAAGCGCTTGCCTCCTGAGGAGTTTGCCCATATCTACCTAGGCGTTCCGCGTACTGACGACCAATTGAGTTTTATCAAACCGTCTTGGCTTCGGGCTTGCATCGATTCTCATATTGTTTTGAACCGGCCTGGAATTGCCTACGGTGATAATCGAATGGGCTTCGATATTGCGGATGCCGGTGACGACACCTCGGCACTTGCCAACGCAAAAGGAAACTTGCTGCGTTCCTTAGAGGAATGGGCGTCTACTGAAGACCAGTTGCTGGAATCGGTAAAGTACGCCTTCTTCAAGGCACTGGAAGCTGACGCCATTCTGGTTCCGGACGTGATTGGTATTGGCGCTTCTGCTGTCCCGAAAATCAATGAGATGAATGAAGAACGAATGCTGAAAGGTCTCCCACAGTTGGAATATGGGAAATTCCATGCTGGTCACTCGCCGAGTACTGCGGCTTATATGCTGGACACTACTTGCGAGGAGTACTTTTCCAACCTCAAAGCTGAGGCCTGGGGCACTCTTGCAGACAGGGCTCGCAACACTTTTGTGCTGGTGTCTGCAATTGAGCGTGGAACAGAAGCAGCCGACCTACCGCAGTTTGACGATAACGAGCTGTTGTCCTTCAGCAGCGAGATTGACAACTTAGAAAAGTTGTTCTTTGAGCTGTCCACTCCAAGAAAGCAGATTGACGAAGCCGGTCGTGTCCGAGTGGAAAAGAAAGCTGACCTTAAAAAGCGAAATATTGCGTCTCCCAACCTGGCGGACGCGGCAGTTATTGCGCTCTATCGTGACCAAACTGGTGCAGGTTTCTTTGATCTATAAGAAAGCCGGCTTCGCGGCCGGCTCGTTACACTGTGGGTCAAAGGGTAAGGTTTAACTTGACACCGTAGTCAGGACACTTGTGCACAAAACCGTGCTCGTCTCGCATCACAAGCGTTCCTGCTTGTTTGTCACCAGTCCAGTGGAGACGAGTTGTCCCACAGCGGTTGCAAGTAGTTCTCGTTGAGGGCTCGCGAGGGCCTTCATTTTCCGCTTTTTCAGCCATGTCAAGTACCATTGCCATGTCTTTGTTGGAAGCGCGACGCGCAACTCGGTTGTCAGGACGTGGTTGCCACATGTATTGCCTTTCAACAAGGCGGTCAGCTTCATCACCCATTGCAAGTTCTCCTTCATAAATTGGAATTGCCACACAACGGCAGTTAAATGCACTCGTTTGAAAAGGCATATTTCTCCTACGACAAAACCCTCACTTAAGAGGGTTTTGTCTTCTTGCTGAGTTATTCAGCAGTTTCTTCAGCAGCTGCATCAGCTACTTCTGCGGCAATTGCTTCGCGAATTTCTGCCACTACAGTGTGAATGTCAAAATCTTCTTCGCCGTAGATTTTGCGCAGTGCAGCCAACGCTTTTTCAGCTTTGGTGGCTTTTGGAGCGGTGTTACCGAACTTGCGTTCAGCAACAATGCCGCGATCGGCACGCCAGTAGGTAGCGTACGAAGCAATTACGCCGTCCGAAGTTTCCGGCAGTGCAGCTTTTGCAGCGTCTTTCAGCTTCACGCCTTCAGCATGCGCTTTGTCGAAGATTGCGTACAGAGTTTCACGCTTGCTTGGGCCTTTGTCTGCTTTAGGGGCTTTAGGCGCTTTTGGATCTTTTGCAGGAGCAGCTTCAACTTTGGCGATAGCCGCTTTTTGTTCTTCAGTGAGGACCGGAGCAACGAACTTGCCGTCTTTGCCGACTTCAGCTTCCGGCGTCAGCAGTTCTTTTTTCATGTCGGCCAACAGCTCTTTGATTTCAGCAACCTTCATTTCATTCAGGTCGTTGGCGCTGTAGGTGTTGTTCGACATGGCCAGAACGTTGTTGATGAGTTTTTGCTTGGCGGTCAGTTTGGTTTCGGTAGTCATTTCCATAATCCTCAGTGATGTAGCTTGGTTTGCAGCAAGTCGTTGTTGCTTGCTGATGTGTTCATTATGCCGATAGGGCTCCAACGTTGGAAATACTATTTTAGCATATTGAAGGCGTTGCTTATAACTTAATAAAGCTGTACAAATGCAGCCAATTGCGATATTCACGTGCGCCACGCGTATTAATAGAAGAACTGCTATCCGTTTACTTCTCCGACAGGCTTAGCCTAAAATCCGTGCTAACTTGACCTACAAATCGGATCAGCATGAATCTCTTTGACAAATTGCGCGGACGTAAAGAGCCGACCGTCTCCACCGAGGTAAGCAAGTCTGCAGTCACTGACGTGCTGGACTTGACTTCCAAGGCAGGCTACAACCCAACTGAAGCGTGGCCCGACCGACTCGAGGACAACACGTCCCCAACGCTTGACTCTATCGTCAGCAAGTCGATTACCCGAACGGTTGACGACTTTACTGTTGTCGATGAATTTGCCGGTGACTCCGCCGTTGCTGTGGGCGACAGCTGCAACGGCGGAACGCTAACGTCTGGCGGGTTTGCCAACACGCAAGCTATTTCTCCTGCTCTTGCCGGCTGGTACTCTTCTCAAGGTTTTATCGGCCATCAGCTATGCGCAATCATTGCCCAAAACTGGTTGGTAAGCAAAGCCTGCGCAATGCCGGCAGAAGATGCCATTCGTAACGGCTGGACTACCGACTTTAAGGATGTTGAAGATTCCGACAAGGTTGAAGCGCTTGACCAAAAGCTCAAAACAATTGACGAGCGAATGGGCCTTGACCGTGTGATGATGGAAGCGGCCAAATTTGCCAACGTCTTCGGTATCCGAATCCTTATTCCTCTTGTAGATTCCACTGATCCGGACTACTACAAGAAAAAGTTCAACATTGACGGCATTACTCCCGGCTCTTTCCGCGGCTGGGTGCAGATTGACCCACAGTGGATCTATCCGCTGCTGAGCTCTGTTGGCGCGTCTGACCCCGCAAGCCCAGAGTTTTACGAGCCAACTTTCTGGCAGGCAGGTGGCGTAACCTACCACCGATCACACCTGGTTATTCTACGCACTGAAGAAGTGGCAGACGTTCTTAAGCCATCCTACCTGTTTGGTGGTTTGCCGCTTACACAGCGAATTGCTGAACGGGTGTACGCTGCAGAGCGAACAGCCAACGAGGCGCCTCTTCTTGCCATGGCCAAGCGGACTACTGTTCTCAAGGTAGACTTGGTTAAAGCCAAGATGAAGCTTGGTGCTTTTGTTGCTCGGATGCAGGAGTGGGTCAGCTTCCGTGATAACTCGCAAGTTCGGGTAGTTGGCAAGGACGAAGACGTGTCGCAAATTGACACCTCTCTCGCCGACCTTGATACTGTGATTATGACACAGTATCAAATTGTGGCCGCAATCGCGCAAGTACCGGCGACTAAGCTCCTTGGCACTTCGCCAAAAGGCTTTAATGCTACTGGCGAGCACGAGATGAAGTCTTACCATGAATATCTGGAGTCTATCCAGTCCACTTGGTTTGACCAGTTCCTTGAGCGGCACTACCTACTCGTGTCCCATTCATATATGGATGGCATCGAGATTTCCCACACTTGGGAGCCAGTTGACGTTATTGGTGCGAAAGACGCGGCTGACATTCAGAAAGTCAAGGCTGATACTGCAGCTGTTTACATCGATGCAGGTGTTATTTCGCCGGATGAAGAACGATCCCGAATCCGCATGGATAAGGAATCCGGCTACGTACTCGCTGCAGACGTTGACGCTCCTCTTCCGCCAGAGCCGCCAGAACCAACTGGCCCAGACAACGGCAATGGTGATGGCGATGTTCTTGACGATGGCGGCGAAAGCATTGACTCTGAGAAGCTGGAAAACGAGGAAGACGACCGGATTAACCTACTTGTCCAGGGCGATGACGCACCTGTGGGTCAGGTAGATGAAACGCTTGTCTTGGACATTGTTGCCAAGCTGGTTGAGGCTCTTCAATCCCGCCAAGTTGCAAAGCAAGAGCAGACTTACGCGACTGTAACAGCGTCTGTTAAAGGCGTAACAGGTATTGAGCCGGGCGTAAAGCCTCTTCCAACTCCACCAGCCCATTTGGCTAAATAAAACTAGACCGGCCCCGTTTGTATTTCGGGGGTTATGCTCTCGGCGGTCGGTCACCTAACTGAAGAAGCCCATGGCCAAAAAGCCCTTTGTTGCGCGTAAGACTCGAGAGCGGAAGCTCAAGCCAACTTTCATTATTGGCAAACAGCTCAATCCACAGATTGGCGTTGCCATCGAGTACCAGCGTGAAATTCATCAGCTCATCCTTGAAGAAGTTGTTGCTCCCGGACTTCGGAAAAAAGGTTTTGTAGGCGACCGTATCACACTTGCTGGGCTTGACCTACTCCGTAAAAAGGCGTTTAGCATTGCCAAGAAGTTTGTGTCAAAGGTAAACCGGCACTCAGCAAAAACAACTTGGGACGCGATCGAAGAACTGGGCAAACAGCACCTCACTGTGGGTATGGCCCCAGCAGTTGAAGGACTATTGGCGCAGCAAGTTGAAACTAATGTTGGGCTTATTACCAATCTTGCAAAGGAAACGTCCGACAAAATCACTGCACTCTACACAAAGTATGGCCCAGACCAGTCTAAAATTTACCCTGAGCTCCAAGAGATGCTTGGCAACCGCGCTAAGCTAATTGCTCGAGACCAAAACTCTAAGCTGTTTACAAGCCTCAATACTGCGAGGATGCTCGACTCCGGCATCAAGACTTTTATTTGGGATCACTCTTCTGCTGGTAAAACTCCGCGTAAATGCCATGAACTTCGCAACGGCCATGAGTTTTCCCTTGAAGGCGGACCAGAGGAATTAAAATGGCCAGACGGCTCTGACGCTAACCAAGCTTTTAACGCAAAGAAAGGCGATTTAGGAAAACCGGGTTACGCCATTAATTGCAGGTGTCGAATGCGTCCAAAGGCGTCCTTGGACGACTAAAAATTAACCCCCGGTTACTTACTAACCAGACCAATCGGAGTATAATCATGGGCAAAATTCTGGCCTGTATTCGTACTGGAGCTAGATTCGCGCGCAGTTGCGCTATACGACTGCGCAGTTCTGCCAACAGTCTGGAGAATCGAGTGGATAACTATCTGGAGCGTCTGCTCGAGTTAGCGCACCTATGTCTAATTGCGCTGCTTGCTGCATGTGCAAAAATTTCATACCAAACGCTTAACGGAACCCCGTTTAAGTTTTCTATGTTTCTTGCTCTGTTCATGGTAGCAATATTTGCTGCTTTCCTAGCAGGCTCCGTAACACCAATTACGTTTGAGTATCGTGATGGTGTTATTGGAATTGCTGCTTGGTCCGGTAGCGAACTTGTCCGTGCAATAGAGGCGCGTCTCCTTGCGCGTGTTAGCAGGGAGCTGGACCAAAAACCATGATGCTAATAACTTTGCCGCTTCCGGTTTTAGTGACTGGCGTTGTATGCCTGATTACTGTTGCCTACAGCGTTTGGTTAGCTACAACCCACAGTGGCGAGTGCTCTCGCACTTTTGCTGTGCTAGCAGGGCTTGGGGCTTTGATTATGCTCTTGCTACTGTTAGTGCGACTATCGTCAGACAACTTTGTGGACAGCCAGCTTATTGGCCAAGTAGCGCTTGGTGAAAGCTATAGTCAGCTTCGACAGCTCTACGACCTGTTCAGCTCTTCAATTTGCCTTATTATACTGAATATTCTCAGTAAAGGGCACCATAAAAACTGAGGTATTTATGTATCAGCTGACTGCTGCTACTCTTGCAAGCGCTATGGGCATTCCGTCGGCTCGGGCTGAAAAGTATGTTGATGGCATTAACACCGCGATGATGTATGCGGCTATTTCCACTCGGCTTGCCGCGGCTAACTTCTTGGCGCAAATCGGTCATGAGTCCGGCTCTTTGGTTTATGTTCGCGAACTGTGGGGGCCAACTCCAACCCAAACCCGATACGAAGGGCGAGCTGACCTGGGCAACGTGGTTCCAGGCGACGGCAAAAAGTTTATGGGTCGAGGCTTTATCCAAGTTACTGGCCGAGCCAACTACAAGGACTGTAGTTTGGCGCTGTTCGGTGATGAACGGTTGCTTCAGGACCCAAGTACTCTGGAAAAACCAGAGTATGCAGCTCTGTCGGCTGGTTGGTTCTGGAAAAAGAATAGCCTCAACAAGCTGGCAGACGTTGACCAGTTCACCGCAACTTCCGAAGTTATCAATGGTGGCACTAACGGCCTTGACGACCGAAAAGAGCGATATAAGCGGGCGCTGAAGTTTATAAAGTAATTACGTTGTTAACTGGTAATCGGTATATTGATGAAGCAGCGAGGATTAACACTTATATTGTGCCTAGCCCTAGCAAAGTGCCAGCCAACTACTTTTGCTGGCGACGTAGAGGCACTGTGGGTTAACTTAACAAGTACCGATTACTTCTACGCCTATCAGAAGGTGGTAAAACATCGTGAAAAATAATTATAAACTGCGGCTGGCAGCTGCTTTATTGCCTGCTCTTAAAAAGATTGTTAGCAGTAACGCCATTGTTACCGGGGACGAAGATAAATGGATAACTTTGCCAAAAAGTGGTGAGCATGTGTTACTTGGTGAAGGCGGTGAAGTTAAGGCAGGGATGGGCGGTAAATTTACCGGTAAGACAATTTCACAGGTAAAAGGAAGTAAAAGCAAGCAACCACTGGCTACAGCCAAAACAGCAGCTACCACGGCAGCAAAAGAACAGCCTAAACCTGCTGCGACAGCAAAATTACTTACTGGTAATAAAGCGCACCAGGCAGCAAAAGCAGGCAACTTATCACAGGCTGAAACGTCTGCGCTTAAAAACTATACGGGTAGCATGTACGTTGATCTAAATAGCAGACTTCGTAACGATAAGCCTCCGGCTAAGGCGGATAAAAAAGACTTTGAGCAGATGCAAAAAGCATTTGCAAGCGCTGCTACTTCCGATCCAATTAACGTTTTTAGGGGAGTAAACGGCGCTCAATTTGCTAACTTAAAACCCGGAGAGTCCTTTACAGATAAGGCCTACACCTCCACAAGTACAAATAAAGATACTGCTAATGTATTTTCTGGTTATGGGGATTCTCAAGCTATCTTAAATATTGAAGTTCCAAAGGGTAGCCGTGCTATTTCTGCCGAAAGTTTTAGCGCGTTTAAGGGCAGCAACGGCAAAGGCGAGGGAGAAATTATTTTAGACCGCAACGGGAAATATGAAGTAACTAGAGTTGATCCGCCAGCAAAAGGCAAACCAAGGGTTATACACGTCAAATACGTGCAAAGTTAATACCCATCTGATAGTTGTATATCGGCTTATTCCTGGTTTACTAGTTGCAATTTTAAACCCAGATTATTTACAAGGCATTTAATGCCGGAGTAGAATGGGCTCAACTTTTAAGGTAATGCTCCGATGCGTATTGTTTTTGACGCGGCTTCAACGAAAAGCGCTCGTCGTATTGACGAGAATGGGTTCCTGCACGTAACAGGTTGCCCAATTACCTCTTTTGGCATTTTCGACTACGCCCGTAGCGAAGCACAACTTCCAGGCGATCCAAACGAGATTGTCAAAGTTTTGCGGGCTAAGGAAGTTATCAGCAATGAAACTTTTCTTACCTCCTGCCAAAACCTCCCGCTTATTGACGACCACACCTATATTGAAGGCGTTACCCAGGACGGTGACGGGCTCCCTGACGTCGACGAGGGTGTAGACCCCGACAAGAAGGGCGTTTGTGGTGTAATGGTAAACCTTCGTTTCGATGAAGAAACCGGTTGGTGCGTTGCTGACCTGGTTGTTTACTCCCGAACAATGATTCGTTTGATTATGTCCGGGAAGAAAGTTGAACTTTCGCTCGGCTTTGTCTGCGACTTCATCCCCACAGAGGGCGGTGAGGTTGCGGCAGAACAAGTTGACATGCGCGGGAATCACCTCGCTCTTGTCGGCAAGGCACGAGTTCCTGGCGCACGTGTGCTGGATAGCGCCTTTTCCCAACAAACCTCTGAGGAAGATCAGATGAAAAAGAAACGTATTGGCGACGGTGCAGTTGATAAACTGCGCGAGCTGATCCCTGCGCTCCAGCAATTCCTCGCGGAAGAAGCCAAAGAGCCTGAGCACCAGGAAGGTGGCGAAGCTGAAGCAAGCGGCGAAGCCGAAACTGACGAAGCCAAAGCTGCTCGTGAAGCCGCTGAAGCTGCAGCAGCTGCCGAAGCAAAAGTCAACCCAGAAGAAAAAACTGGCGACGAAGAAACCGACAGCGGTTCTGCTGACGATCGAGTCCTCGCACTGCTGAAACAGCTGATTGCTGCTCTTGGCGGCGGTACCGCTACCGGTGACGAAGAAACTGAAGCGTCGACCGACGGCACCGAAGCCAGCACTGATACCACTGTGGGCGACAGTGACGACAACGACGAACAAATTGCCAACTCGGAGAAACCGACCGTGACCATGGACTCCATGTTCCAGGCCGTTGCCGAACGCGACGCCCTCTACAGCCGCGTATCCAAACATACCGGCGCTTTCGACCACGCTTCCATGACTGCCGGCAAAGTTGCTGAATACGCCGTCAAAAAGCTGGGCATCAAGTGCGCAGTGGGCGACTCGGCCGTTGCGCTGACTGCCTACATGGACGGCGTTGAAAAAGCCACTGCCAAAGCTGTTGCTTCGGTAAAACAACAACGTGTTGGTGACAGTGCTGCTCCATCGAGCTCTGAGCTGGACGCGTACCTCAACCCACAGAAGTAAGGAGAACGCCAATGTCGTTCCAATCTGCTGTCGGCTTCACCTACACTCAGGGTTTTGTCGGCCAAATCATCACCGAAGTTCCTCACGTCGTTACTTCGTGGCGCCTGAACGGCCAGTCCGCTCTGCCAAACGCCTTCGGTTACGCTTACACCTACTCGAGCGACACAGTTAACCAAGCTCCAGCTCATGGCTCGGCCAACAACGAGAACATTGCTGTTGTCGGTGGTACCGCTGCCTTCGCAGGTATCCTGGTCAACCCGCAGGAATTTGCCCTGTCCGGCACTTCCGCTGGCACTCTGGCGCCTACCCTGGTTCTGGCTCCATACGAACGCGCTCAGCTGTTGTCCAAAGGTCAATGCGTTGTGCCTTTCAGCACTGCCGTCACCTTCGGCGCTGCTATCGGCTTTGACCCAGACACCGGCGAAGTCGTGTTGGCTTCGGCCGAAGGCGCAACTGCACTGAACGGCCGCGTTCTGACCACCACTACTGGCGCTGGTCCGGCTCTGATCGAGCTGTACTAACCCTCAACCGTCTGCTGGGCGTTTTGCGCCCAGCTCAAGGAGAAATAAATGTCTGTAATTCACAGTCACATCCGGGCGCGTGATGTTCGCCCATTCAACATGACGGTTGTCGGTGACCAGGCTGTCCAAGCCCTGCGCCGCATCGGCATTAACATTCAGCCTGAAGTTGTTCACCGCCAGGTTCGTGCGCTGGCTGTTGGTGACGCCTCGTTCACCCCGGCTGTAACTACCGGTTCGATCGCCACCCCGATCCAGTTCCTGCAAGCGTGGCTTCCTGGCTTCGTCCAGATCTTGACCGCAGCTCGCAAGATCGACAAGTGCATCGGCGTCACCACTGTGGGCGAGTTCAAGGACCAAGAAGTTGTGCAAGGTGTTGTTGAACCTGCCAGCTCCGCTACTGAATACGGCGACTACAACCGTATCCCTCTGGCAGGCCTGAACACCAACTTCGAGCGTCGCACCATCGTTCGCGGTGAGCACGGTATGTCCGTCGCTATGCTGGAAGAGCAACGTGCTGCTGCCATGAACCTGAACGTCGGTGAGCACAAGCGTCAAGCTGCTGCAATCGGCCTGGAAATCATGCGTAACGCTATCGGCTTCAACGGCTGGTACAACGGTTCGAACCGCACCTTCGGCCTGCTGAACGATCCAAACCTGCCCGCCTACGTTTCCGTTGCAGGTGGCACCTGGTCAACCAAAGACGCGCTGGAAATCATGTCCGACATCCGGACTGCGATCGCTGCTCTGCGTACCCAGTCGCTGGACAACATCGACCCGGAAAACGTCGACCTGGTTCTGCTGATCGCTACCAGTTCGGTTGACTTCCTGAGCACCGTTACCGTTCAAGGTATTTCGGTTCGCGACTGGCTGACCCAGACCTACAAACGCATCCGCATCGAATCGGCTCCAGAGCTGAACGCTGCAGCTACTGGCGCGAACGTGTTCTACCTGTACGCCGAAGAAGTTGACAGCTCGATCGACGGTTCGACCGACGGCGGCATGGTCTTCAAGCAACTGGTAGTCAGCAAGTTCCTGACTGTCGGTGTCGAGAAGAAGGCAAAGCGCTACATCGAAGACTTTGCCAACGCCACCGCTGGTGTAATGTGCACCCGCCCTTACGCCGTGGTTCGTTACTCCGGTATCTAATATCGGCGTTAAGCAGTAAATTAAAAAAGGGGAAGTTATTCCCCTTTTTATTATGCCGCACAATTGGGAGCTCTGTAAATAAAAAGCGCTCATAAACTACCCCTATCGGTTTACGGTCAAAACAGGTCTGGCTTATAATTAGCCTGTTTTCTTCCCCCGAATAACAAGGTACTCCAACATGTCCAAGTTTGTTTTGTCGACTGCGACCTGCAATCAGCGATTTGTATTTTATCGCCAAGGCCAAAATGGTGGCGTAAACGTTGTTGAGCACTCTATCCTGATTAAAGGTGGTGCCAACTCCCCAAGTCTGACCAGCGGTTTTGGCGAGCTAACCAACACCGAGGACGGCAAACCGCTGTGGACCCCACAGGGCGTTGTCACCAAGATCAGCGATGCTGATGCTGAATTGCTGGAAGGCCACATTGGTTTCCAAGCGGCTGTTAAACGCGGCTTCTACAAAATCATTGATGAAGACTTTGGCGATAGCCATAAAAAAGTTGCTGACGCGGTTGGTGATGATATGACCAAGCGTGACGGTAGCGCTCCACTGAACAGCGAGACCTTGAAGTCCGAAGTCAAGGTTACCACCAAACTCGCTAAAAATGAGGACGACTAATAATGGCCATGCCTGTTCTCAACATTGCTGACTTCCGCGCTAACTTTGAAGAGTTTGCCAACGAAACCAAATATCCGGATTCTTTGCTTAATCTGTATTGGCGCCAAGTTGTCTGCATGATCGAGGAAGGCAACTGCGCTGGAGTTGGTTGTGGTGAATGCGCTGAGCTGCATATGGAATTGCTGCTCGCGCACTTATTGAGGATTCATACCACCACTATTACTAAAGGTAAGCAGGGTGGTTTTGTTAACAGTTCGACCGTTGATAAAGTATCTGTGTCGCGGGTTGCTCCTCCTGCTGCAGATATGTTTGAATGGTGGCTTGGTCAAACCCCATACGGGCAGCAACTACTGACAATGCTGCAAATTGACACTGTGGGTGGTTTTTCTATCGGCGGTCTTCCAGAGCGCTCGGCTTTCCGTAAAGTTGGCGGGACTTGGCATTGAGTAAAAAACTTGACCAGCATGCGGCCGTACTCCGGCAGCTAGACGGTTCGAACGTCGATGCTGGCTGGTTTGAAAACGCTGTTTACCCAACTGGGCAGAGCATCGCAGCTGTAATGATTGCCAACGAATTTGGAACAACGCCAAATCCTGAAACCGGGCATAAAGGCATTCCAGCCCGGCCACTTCTGCGGCAGTCTGCGGCAAAAATTGATGCCAAGTTGCCTGGCTATATTGAGCGTCGATCGGCTGAGATTTTGGCGGGTACCCTTGATGTAGAATCTTACAAGAAAAAGCTTGGTGAGGCACTGGTAGCAACAATCCTGGAGACCCTTAATGAAGGGGACTTTGTGGACAACGCAGACTCCACTATCGCGCAAAAAGGCTTTAACAAGCCACTTGTTCGTGATGGTGATCTTGGTAAAACTATTACCCACAGGGAGACAAAATGACGCCCGGCTCTAATCTCCTTGATGATGCTTTTCTGAATATCGATACTTATCCTGTCAGTGTCTACCGCTACCTCGGCAGAACGCTTAACTCAATTGGTATTCTTGCTCCGAACTACGCGCCTGAGCCCGATATAATAGAGGCAAGCTGCCAGGCTGTGTCACTCAATTCGTATGTTCAGCTTGGACTCGACTTCAACAAGAAATACATCAACGTTTATCTGTCTGACGACATGGGAATTTTTGGTCGAGATATGGCTGGGGACAAGATCACTGTGGGTTCCAAGCAGTATGAAGTTCATAGCAACTTGGACTGGTTTGAATTTGATGGCTGGAAAGGCGTTCTTTGCGTAGCCTTGACTGTCCCTGCTCCGGTGACACAATGATTACTACTGATAACCAGCTGATAGCAAAGATACTCAGCATTTTGAATGCTGGTTTTGAGTTGCAAGCTGCAAACCAGGTTCCAGGCTACACCCAGGCTTTTCCAGTAATGCAGAAGAACCAGCCGACAAAAGAAGGTATTCCGTCTGGTCCTGCCTTATTCCTGGAAAAGCTGTTTGATCGTCGGCATGGCTTTGCAAAGCCTGAGTATAAGCTCAATGCAGATTCAACTTTCCTGAATGAGTGGGAAAACCAGGTTTACGTTTCAACCTTTCAACTGTCCGCCAGGTCAATGCAGTTTCCAGACGTTTACATCCCAACAGCCTCTGACCTGCTGAGCACCGCTGCTGGATTTTTGCAGTCGGCGTCTACAGTTGACGCTTTACAATTAGAAGGGGTTGGTGCATTCCGCGTAGTCAGCAACCTTTCAAACGGATACCTCCCTGACGATCAAGACCGTCCAGAGGCAAGTCCTTCCCTGGATATTGTTGTAACATACACTCGCGTAACGCTTGTTGCTGCAGTTCCTGTAGTGAGCAAGATTACGGGTAACATTGAAGTTATCCCTTAAGGAGGGGAAACCATATGTCCATTTCTATTACCCGCTACGTTGACATCGGTTCCGGTGTAGGCGGAGCTTCAGCCGTTGCCCTGCGCGACTTTAACCTTCGCGCCTATACAGACAACGCCGCCCTGCCCGGCAATGTTGTTGCGTCCTTTACCGACCCGACTGATGTAGGCAACTACTTTGGTAATGCGTCGGCAGAGTTCAAAGTAGCAACTAACTACTTGGGTTTTGTGTCGAAAACTATCACCTCGCCACGCTCGATTTCGTTTGTTCGCCGCCGCGATGCTGCTGGCTCGCCTGCTGCTGTTTACGGCTCTGCATCCGCTTCGTTTGCAGCTATCACTGCTGCTCTTGCAGACAATAATCAGCTGTCTGTGTCTTTTGCAGACCCAGCAGTTGTCGTAAACGTAACTGGCCTGACTGCCACTGGTACTACCAAAGCAGACTTGGCTGCCATGCTGCAGACTCAGCTGCGCGCGTCTCCGGCTATCACCTACGAGTCGGAAGAATACACGCCGTTTGCCACCGTAGTAGTGACCTACGACGTTAATAAAGACGTTTTTGTAGTTACTGCTCCAGGCAACTCTGCGCTGCCGGACGTGTTCCAGTCCTTCCAGTTTACCGGCGAAGACGGCACCAGCGCGCTGATTCTCAGCACCGCTTTCGGCCTTAACGAGTCGACTGCTACTACCGTTCCATCGTTCCCGGCTTCCACTACTGCACCGCTTGATACTGTGACTTCCGACGCAGCAGAAGACGACAACTTTGGTTCGTTTGGCTACATCAGCAATAACGCGGCAAACGTTTTGTCTTTGGCAGATGTTGAAAGTGTTGCTGCCTGGAACCACGCGCAGAACAATAAGTTTGTGTACTGCGTCGGGGTTAATACCCAAGCGGATGCAGTTACCTACTACAATGCCTTGAAGGGCTATAGCGGTACTTGCCTGCAAGTTCGTTCTGCCACTCCGCTGAACGCCAACGACGTGTACCAAGAATTTTCGCCTGCGGAAATCTTTGGCGCAATCGACTTTACGCAGCCAGCTGCTTCGCAGAACTTTATGTTCTACCAGTTCGACAACCGTCGCCCGGCAGTTACCGACAACCCTGGTGCAGACGCAATGGATGCGGTTCGTACCAACTACATCGGTCGTACCCAGAAATCTGGCCAAAAGATCGCGTTCTACCAGGAAGGCGTCTTGATGGGTGGCTCTACTGCTGCGGTAGACCTGACCACTTACACCGGTGAAATCTGGCTGAAGGACTCGATCCTGACTGTCTGCATTAACGGTCTGCTGGCATTGCCGTCCATTCCTGCGAACCGCGAAGGCCGTACTACCGTGCTCGGTTTGATTCAGGGCCCGATCGATAGCGCCCTGGATAACGGCGTGATTTCTGTCGGCAAAACGCTGAGTAACCTTCAACGTGCCTACATCACCCAAATCACCGGCAACTCTACTGCCTGGCGGCAGGTAGAGGATAAAGGGTACTGGATAGACGCCTCGGTTGAAAGCGAAGTAGTCAACGGCGTAACCAAGTACTATATCAACTACTTGCTGGTCTACGGCAAAAACGACCAAATCCGCAAGATCACCGGCCGAGACGTCCTGATCTAACAACCCACAAGCTGGTGGCCTACGCTGTGGGTCACCTTCTCAGGAGAACTTTACATGAGCACGAATATTTCCCTGTTTGGCTTGTCGGTACGGATTACCGCGAGCGTAACTTTCCCACAGGGCTTTACCATCAACATGTTTGCGGATGACCAAGCGCCTATCGAAAGTGGTGACCTGGAAACTGCTGCATACGGTATGGGCCCCAACGGCGACCTGGTTGTATGGAGCAAGCCAGCTGTTGTTACTACCAAGTACGCAGTTGTTCCTGGTTCCATCGACGACCAAAACCTTTCTATCTTGCATGAAGCCAACCGCATTAGCAAGAAAAAAGGCGCGCGCCCGATGGACGTTATCACCATCGTTGAAACGTTTCCAAGCGGTCGTACTGTTACCCTGACCAGCGGCATGATTATTAGCGGTCCAGCCACTCCGGCCGGTTCGCAAGATGGCCGCATGAACTCGCGAGCTTTTGGCTTCGTGTTCGAAGACCGGAACGACAACAACCAAGGCGCGTAACAAGCAATTGTTGTATTTTAGCCCAGGCTTTCCTGGGCTTTCCTATTTGCTGGTTATTTACTGACCAGCCCGCCTCGCGCTATAATGCTTTACGAGGTAAGTTAAATGACAATGAATCTGATTCAGCTACAAGTTGTTCCCAACCAAGAGCTAACTTGTTTGCTTGGCGGAAGGCTATTTGGCATTACTGTCCAGCTCGGCCCCTCTAACAGTACACTGCTGACAGTTACTGTAGACGGAACTGCTGTAATTTCTGGACACCTGTCTGTTGCCAACACTTCCATGATACCTGCTCCACAGAACAAAAGGTATGGTAACTTAGGTTGGCTTTGTGAGGATGGGGCTAGCTACCCTACTTACCAAAATTTTGCAAATGGATTGCACAATTTATATTGGTGGGACAATGCTTAACGGACCGTTAGTTACTCAGCCGGAAGACTCAAAGTCAGTTGGCTCAACACTGCGCTTTATACAGAATGCTATTAGCATGGATATTGAGTGCTGCTTACCGGCAATTGTAGAGTCGTACGACCGGATAGCAAATACTGCAACAGTCCGTCCAGCTATTATGTCGACTGTACGGCCGACTACTGGTGGAGACTTGCTACGGCAGAACCGAAAGGCAATTCCTGACATCCAAGTTTTAAGCATGGGTGCAGGTAACTTCCATATTAATTTCCCGATTAAACAGGGAGACTTGGGTTGGATCTACGCCTGCGATCGCGACATCACGTTGTTCCTGCAAACGCTGCAAGACCAGCCGTCCGGCTCAGATGGGGCATCACATAAATTTTGCGACGCTATCTTCATCCCAGACGTTATGCGTAATTATACCATAAATGAAGAGGATGCGGAAGCATTAGTTATTCAGTCTACGGATGGCGCAACTCGGATCAGCATTCAACCCACAGCGATTAAGCTGACCGCTCCAACTAAAGTTACAATTGACGCGCCAGACACTGAAGTAACTGGCAACTTGAAGATTGATAAAAATCTTGTTGTCACTGGCCCGATTACAACGCTGCCTGAAGCCACCACTGTGGGTGGGGCGGTTGTTTATGGCCATGACCATGATGGACAGGTTCCTCCTTTCGCATGATTAAATCAATACAAGGAACACTATTCAAGTTTGAGCTTATTCCAGCTATTGCGGCGCGTGAGCTGCTGGCAAAAATGGAAGGCGACCTATCAAAACTTCGTCCGCATATTGCGGTGAACGTTGACGGCAGATGGGTAGAGCTGGGCGGCGACAAGCTTGTTGAGATGTACGTTCCAAATTGGGAAGTGCTGTCATTAGCGGAGCAAGAAGCCTACGAGCTAAACTTTGGTTTCCTCGCCACTTGGCAACCACACCATGTTCCAGACGAAATGAAAGCAACAAACTACGCTGTAGCCGAGTCAAAGAATGTTGACCCTTCTGTATCCGCTCTTGTTTCTAACGGCATGGCAACTTATTTGGAACTCCGCGATAGTTTGTCACTTGAAGAAATGTTTAAGCTGTTGGATATTCTGACAGTAAAAAGAATTAACGAATATCGTTCACAAAAGGCGGCTAATAAACAATGAGCACTGCACAAGTTAAAATCCCTACTGCTGACGGTACTACTGTTCTCGAGTACACCGTACACAAATTCAGCCCGCTTGATGGCCGGTCTATTGTTGCGGGTTACCCATTGTCTATTCTCAATAAAGAGTTTACTTATAAGGCCAACGAAGAAGCAGCGCTGAAACTGATGGCTTACGTAGCTGTGGGTGAAGGTGATGAGGCTGTTCATTTGAACAGTGTTGAACTCATCAACCAGCATGTTCCCGACTGGTGGACTATGGTTCAACTTGAATACGCCTGCCTGCGGCACAACTGCTCTTTCCTGGAAAAAGTTGGTCTGCTTGACGCTGTTAAGTCTGGCCTGCAGGAACAACTTCGATACATCATCGCAGACCACTTGGAGCGTATTAAACAATGAGTGTACTGACCCTGGGTGTAAATGGAGTTCGAGACTTATTCCTTGACCGCCAAGGGTCTCTTACTGTCAAGACAGATCAAGATGCCATGTCGGACTTTTTGACTCAACGACTTTCAACTCTGGTAGGTGAATGCCTTTATGACAAGGCGCATGGCATTCCATATATGACAACTGTTTTTCAGTCTGGCATTGACGGTATTGCGCCTCTAACGTACGCTATGCAAAATGCTTTAACGGACTCTACTGGCGTCGTGTCAGTTGCCGGTATTAAAATGAGTGTTCCCACAGAGGGTGAGCTCAGCTTTGTTGCTGGCACTGTTACAGAGTACGGCGTTGTTATGACGGGGAACGATCAAAATGTTTGAGTTTGTTACTGGTATTACTTCTGCCGCTAAGGGCCTAGCGGCAACAGCAAAGGGCATTTTTGACAGTGTAACTAGCACTATTGAAGACTTCTTTTCTACTGCGCCGCGACATGGAATTTATCTAAACCGAGCTGTGTCGTCTATTTTTAACGGCGTCGGTATTATGGATATTGAAGTCCATTTAACAAAAGCAGTGGCAAGCCATCCGTTAGAGACCAACAAGTCATTGCAGGACAATGTTGTATTTGAACCAAGAACAGCCAGCGTAACGTTGCTCGTCGAGTCCGGTCTTTTGTCGCAGTTTTACTCTGAGCTTGGACAGCTTTACTATAGCAATACGCTAGTAATGCTGCAAGTAGACGATATCATGTATCCGGACATGTTGTTGTCAAGCCTACCTATTCAGCGCGACCCTGGTATCTACGACGCATTACAAATTACACTGGGCTTTCACGAGTACATACAAAAAACTGCAGCTGTATCTAAAATGTCCGATCCGGACAATGTTGAGCTTGCTCGATATTCTGACCGACAAAAAGCAGGTTTGCAACGGCCGCAAACAGTATCCGGTGCAGATGAAATTAGCGTTAAGTCGCGAATGACAGTTCCTGGAGCATAAAATGAATAATGTAGGAACTAACGGCCTCTACGCCTACATGATTGCAAGCAAGACAATGCCTGTTGGCTTTAAGATAAGCCAATTTGCGGACGACGCAGATAGCATTCAAATTCATGAAGCGCAGACCGGTACAGCAGTACTTGACCTCAATGGCCGGATTGTAAGCTACGCTTCAGCTGTACCGCTTACAGTAAGTCTTGCTGTAATCGCTAACTCCGCTGAAGATCAAATTCTTGCTGTACTTTATAACGCAAACCGTGCAGCTGTTACCTCAAAGCTTGCGCACGACAGTATCAGCGTTGTAATTAGCTTTCCAAATGGCGGTATTCGCACTTTTGTAAAAGGCAGAATTATTTCCGGCGTTGCGTCTTCTTCCGCCACTGCAGAAGGGCGTATGCCTGGCAATATTTATACATTTGCGTTTGGCGACCAATATTCCTTGTCTACTGCAAGCGTTGTAAATACAGTAGTTAACGCAGCTCGTGGAGCAATTGGCATATGAAGATTATTGACGGTGGTGGTAAAAAATTTAAATTGCCAAGGCTACTACCGGTGGCAGGCCGAGAGCTATTTACTAAAGGGCTTGGCGTTACTGGATTATTTGACCAGCCGATGGAGTATCAGTTGAAATTCTTTGGTCATGTCCAGGTTCATATCTTGGACGAGATTTGGGTACCGCTCTCAACAGAGGCAATGCTTGACAACCATGTTCCAAAAGCAGCTCAGCCGGCACTCTTGCTAAAGTTCCTCGAGTATAATTGCCCACAGGCTAAAGAGCTGATAAACAGCCCTTCGTTGGCAGACGCACTGTGGGAAGGTGTAATTAATTTCTTTGAAGAGGCGGTAGCAAATGTCGCTGCTTAATACTTTTTTTCTTCGCTATCGCGCGGATACAGGTCAAGCTGTAAAGAACATCAAAGAGCTTTCTGCCCTGGAAGACAAGGTAGAGCAGAAGCACGATAAGCAGCAAGCCAAACGTAAAAAAGATGATGCCGCAACAAATGCGCAAGCCAAGAAGTCTAAAGAAAACGCTAAAGATGCAGCCAAGTCAAACAAGGATGTAGCTGAAAGTTTTAGCAAGACTGAAAAGGCCGGTAAAGCTTTTGGCAAATCGCTGACTGAAGTAGCATCTTCCTCTGACAAACTTACAGCTATCCGAGGCGCAGCTTCTGGCCTAGGCGAAGTAATGATCGGGCTGGGCCCGGCTGCCGCGGTAGCAGTTGTTGGCATTGGAGCAGTTGTTGCCGCTGTTAAGGTTGCAAGTGAGGCAATCGATGATGCGCGTGAAGGCGCCAAAGAAGCGATTGAGCTCGGTGAACGCGCTTACGCGGCCAGGCTTGCTCAGGGCGAGCTTATTCGTCTTCAATCACGTGGTCGCGCAATTGGGTTAAGTGACGAGGCCGTAGCTCAATCTGCTGAAGGCGTAAACAGCCGCGGCGAGGAAATTCGTGCTGCCCAACGGCAAGCTGCTCGTGATCCAGCTTCTGCATTTAATAACCCGCTAATTAAGCAGGCTAACTTGTGGAAGAAAGCTGGCGTTGAAGTAGGCGCCAGCCTCGAAAAGCAAATTGAGCAGCAGAACAAATATCTTCGCTCTTTGCAAGAAAGCGGTCAAGGTGAACGCGCACTTATTGAAGGCGTCCAGCTATTTGGCCGGTCACTTGCTGACGTCAAAGCAGTTGTATCGACTACCCAAAAGCAAATTAACAATATGGGCCTGTCTATTGCTAAAGAGTCCGAGCGTCGACGTGACTTGCAAGAGCAGTCAGAAAAGCTTGCAACTACCGAACAAAAGTTGGCCAACCATCAAAAGGCCAATGATGAGCGTATCCGTTCCAAGACTATTCCTGCGACTATTGAATTTAGCAAAGCGGTAGATGAGTGGACTCAAGCAACTTCTGGATTGCATGATGCTTGGGGTTCTTTTGTTAGCTTCTTGATTGAAGGCATGACCAAGATTGTAGAGGCTGGTACCGGTCTTTTGCATATGGTCGGTATCGGGCCGGAAACTCGCACTCTTGAAGAGCAAAAAGCCGATGCTGTTAAAAAGGCAGGCGATGCGGCTGAGCTAAATGCCCGTGCCGGCAATTTTTACTTATCTCCGGAAAAACGTGCAGCTATCCGCAAACAGGCGGAAGAAGAGGCTGCAATGAAGTTTGATGCAGAAGAAAAAGCTCGTCAAGCTGCTGTTACTGGAAAAATTGGAGATGCAGCTGCTCAAGTTGCCCCTGGTGGCAAGTTTGAAGGCAAAGACGTTAGCGCAGAAAAATTGGCCCAAGCGCAGGCTAAGACTGCTGAGATTATTAAAAATGATCCTAACGTTAAAACACTAGAAGACATTAAAACAATTCTGAGTAACCAACTTCACCAGGAAACTGAGCAAGGTAAAGTTCAAAAGGCGCAGACCGACTACACCAAGAAAATTGAAAGCAATACTCTTGCGCTGGTGAATACCGGACTTGAGCAGGCTATGGCGCTGTGGGCTGCAAACGTTGGTGCAGGTTCTGGTGTTTCTGCTGGCGGTTACCGCGGTGAAACAAGTGGCGCATACGAAGCCCGTGTTCGCCAAATGCAAAAGACCATTAACCCAAACGCGCAACGCACTATGAGCATGGATCGAGCTGCAGTTGGTGCAATGTCCGGACAAGCTGATGCTATTAACAAGTCTAAACCCACAGGTGCAAATAGTAGTGGCGGTGTTGGCGATATTAAAATTGATAAAATTGAAGTTGTGAGCCATGCAACCGATGTTAGTGGTGTTGCAAAAGATTTTGGTACCCAGCTAAAAAATGAACTCCGCTACGCTGTTGCGGAATTTGCCAGTCCTGTAGTGAGTTAACGAAATGGCAATAGAACTACCAGCCACACAGGTAAGAGCCACAGCTATAAACTCGGCTCCGCGCAATAAAGTAGACAACCGCAAGGTTAGTTTGCGAATTGGTGACGGCAATGATGTAGTAGAGTTTAATGAAGACTTCTATATAACTTGCCGTACGCAGAAAACGGTGCTGGCTGTACAAAATACTTGCACTATTACTATTGATAACTTGACTGCTGAACGCCGAAATTACCTCGTTGGTTATTTTACGCAATGGGCTTCGCGTAATTACAGCCAGCCTTTTGTGCCAATTGACATTCGTATTGGTCGACAAAGCGCACCGGATAAATTGATTACGGTTTTCCGTGGTGCAATTTTGGAAACTAGTCTTGGTAACCCTCCTGATATTTCCTTGACGCTGAACTGTGTTACAAGCTTAATTGATATGAATATATCGAGTACCGGCTTTGTTGTTCATGCTTTACCAAAATTGTCGTCTTTCAAGGCAGTATGCGAATGGGCAGCTAACTTGGTCAGCATGCCGCTACGGTATGAAGTAAGTGCAACTCTGCCGGCAGTATCTGCACGCACAAGTGCCTTAATTATTCAAAAGGCGTATAGCCTGTCAGCTGTTGTTGGGCTATTGGCTAACTTACATAAAAATACAGTTTGTGTCTTTGTTGATGACGATACGCTTGTTGTAACTGAGTGGGGTAGCGCATTACAAGGTGAACTTGTAGAAGTAAACGCAAATTCGTCTGATGGCCAGCTTATTGGCATTCCGAGTATTACTCAGTGGGGCGTTAAGTTTACAACGTTGGCAGATACTAATGTCAGACTTGCAGGTGCAGTTAATTTAACTTCAACGCTAAACCCAACAGTTAACCAGCAGTGGGTTGTTACTGGTGTTGAATACGATATAACTTCCCGTGATACTGGATGGTATGCCACTTGGACGGCATCCCCTAGCGCAGGCTAAGTTGTTGCTAACTGTTCTTATTTACGCAGTGCGCTGGCTCATGCTAAAATAGTGCACTGCCTGGAGATTTATATGCCGTATAATTACATTGTAGAAACAGGGGTAATTATCCCTGACACTAGCACGCTCAAGTCCGACATCCAGGCGGAGTATGTAGCGCAGTTTGGCCCAACTATGCTGCTTGAGGACGATACGCCGCAGGGTCGCCTTATTGACATTGAAACAACTGCACGAAGCGGCGTAATAGGCATCACTGCAGAAACAGCGAACATGATTAACCCACAGGTGAGCGCTGGTACTTTCCTGAAGGCCATTTGCGGTCTGCATGATGTTTGGGCGTCAGGTGAAACTTTTACCGTGTTAACTGGCGTCAGCATGGTGGGTTCTTTTAACACAACAGTTCCGTCTGACTCTCGAATTGTAGACTCTGACGGTAATTATTACCGTCTTGTGGCAGACACAGCAATCGGTCCAGCCATCTCGGCGCTTGGAAATTTTCAGGCAGTTGACGCTGGTCCCCTTAATCCTACATTGGCTTCTTTGTCAATTGTAGACGGCACTTTTGGATGGACTGGAATTGACGCCACTTCGGCCGTTGTCGCTGTGGGTTCGCTAGAAGAAGACGACTCACAGCTGCGCGCCAAGAGAACTGCGCAGTTATCTAAAATGGGCAAGGGCCAAACTGCTGCAATTGCGTCCAACGTTAGCGCTGTCGACGGAGTTCGAGCATTAAAAAATCGCGACAATCCTGACTCTGTTGGGGCTACAATTGACGGTGTTGTAATGCCAGCCTCTAGCACTTGGATTTGCGTCCAAGGCGGCGTTGATGCAGACATTGGTCTTGCTCTTTTAGATAGCAAGCAAACTGGTTCTCCTTACACTGGCGGTAGTAGCAATGGCACAATTGTAAGTCAAATGCTTGTCGACCCGATTAGTGGACAGTCGTATCCAGTAATTTTTACTCGGCCAATTGAAAAGCGCAGTGTTGTCCGAATTACAGTTGCAAGTGGCTCTTCAGTAGATCCTGCTACTGCTGTTCCAACAGTTGTGCTGCAGTATGCAAACGGCCAACTGCCAAATGAACCTGGCTATGTAGTAGGTGTACATATTAGTCCGTTTGAAATATCTGCAGCTATTAACGCACAATTGCCGTCTTTATTTATCAGAAAAGTAGAAGTAGCATTTTACGATGGTGTTACCCCTCCATCGTACTCCACAGATGAGCTTGTTATCGCCCTGTGGGAAGTTGCAACGCTCGCGTCTGGTGATATTACAGTAGTGGTGTCGTAATGGATAAAGAGCTGAATTATGATCTTAACCTTCTTCAAAACATAACCTGGCAGTATGACCTTGCTACAAACCTGGTTGGACTTTCTCAAGCTAAACAGGACTGGTACGATAAAGAGTGGAAAGGCTTTTGGTCAGGCTGGAAGTCGTCAGTTTTTGATCTACGTACAGCAAATCTATTTGGTATAGTTGTTTGGGCGCTTATTCTTGATGTGCCTGTATCACTTGTTTACGGCAATGTTGTAACAGACGCAAGACCCTTTGGTTTTGCCAACAGAAATAATTTTAATAGTGCAAACTTTTATGGCTCTAGCACTCCTGCTTTTTTGCAAATTGAGGAAGCAAGAAAGCTTCTTAGAATTCGCTATTACGCGCAGACAATGAGCCCAACTGTAAGCAATATTAACTATATGCTTAGAGACGTATTCCGTGACTCGGGCTTGGCCTATATTGAAGAAACGGTAGGTGGTATTGGTATATCGCCATTTGGTTTTGGTCAATATCGTAATAATTTTTTTGCTCCAAGTAATTTTGCCAATGCAACAGCTCATGTAAATATTTTGCCAATGCAGCAAAAATATATATTTACTTTTGCTTTATCAAATAATTTTAAAGCTGCGTTGCTAGAGTATTTGCCGCGTGGCAGCGGCGTAAAAACCACTATACAATCGGAGTAGTTATGGCAGCTAAAACGTTTTTGGTCCCCTTTGCGTCAGGTGGGGATCGTACTCCCGCAATTCCTGACGCGCAGCAATCGGACGGCTCAGTAAGTTACACTACTGGCTATGGTCCTGACTACGAAAAGCAACTTGGTGTAGACCCAGACGCAAAAAATATTGATCGTGACTCGTATAACTCGTTGCTATACGACATTACTGTTGCGCTCAATGAAATGCAAGCAGGTGTTGGCGCTCAGCCGTTTAACGCCACGTTTGCGGCGAGTCTGCCCGGCGGTGGTTATGCTGTAGGCGCTATTATCCCACAGAGTAGCGGTCTTGGTGTTTGGGTTAACTTAACTGCGCATAATACTACCAATCCAGACGCTGGAGGTGCTGGTTGGGTCGCGATTTCTGCTCGTGTCGACTATGCAGTTGGCGCAGGTACTGCCAACGCTCAAACAGCAACTTATGTTCCTGCACTACCAACTACTGATGGCACTGTAGCAAAGTTCAAAGCAATTGCCACCAACACCGGCCCAACAACTTTTAATGGTTCTCCTGTTTTGGGCGGTGCAGGTTTACCGCTACAGGGCGGTGAAATTGTTAGTGGCGGAATTGTTACGTTAGTCCGCCTTAGCGGCAGTTGGATTATTGTTGCAAGTTCTGGCGGCGCTCTACAGGTTCCTACACCAACTAAAAGTCAACAAGCTGTTACTTATGGGCAACTTAAAGGGCAGCTCATAAAGTCAACCGTAGTTTCAGCTTCAGGCACCTTTACTTTTGACTCTACATTGCCAATAGGCAGTCTATTCAGGCTACGAGGGGTAGGTGGAGGCGGTGCTGGGGGCGGTTCAGCCGCAACGAGCACTGGCAACCTAGCCGCTGGGGCAGGCGGCACGTCTGGCAGCTACGCGGAAGGCTGGTTTACAAAAACCGCTCCAACAGCTGCTGTTGTTATTGGAGGTGGTGGTGTACCAGCTGCTGGCAACGCTACTGGCGGCAACGGTGGTGTTAGCTCATTTGGGAGCTATATGTCGTGCCCTGGCGGAGCGGGTGGCAGCGGTTCGTCACAAGCTGTAAACACATCGCCAAGGATTTCAGCCGCTAACGCAGGTTCCGGCACTTTACCTACAGGTGGAAATGTTGTTGCCATTGGCGGGGAGGCTGGGGATAATGGCATCTGCCTTAACGGCAGCCAAGGCGGTAACGGTGGTAGCAATCCGTTGGGCGCGGGTGGTAACTCTCCAGTTGCTACAGGCGGTCGCGACGGATCGGGGTATGGAGCAGGCGGTTCTGGAGGTAACTCTCCAAGCAACACAGCAGCAAGCCAAGCAGGCGGGGCAGGTGCTCCGGGTGTTTTCATCGTAGACGAGTATCTATAAATGGTTAGTAACTGGTGTGCAATTAAAATGCCGGAAGGCCTAGTTGTAAACATATTTCTTTGGGACGGTATCCAAGAAATTGGCGTAATCGAAGATTGCATATACGTGCAATCGGATGTTGCTGGACCAGGCTGGACTTATGTGGATGGTGAATTTATTCCACCGCCAGCTACGCCTCCAGATCCCGCGGTTATTCTAGCGGCTGCTAGGGCTCAACGCGACTATCTTATCCGTTATGCCACGCTACGCATTGACCCTCTTCAGGACGCAGTGGACCTAGAAGAAGATGACGCCGATCCTGCACTACTTCTGGCTTGGAAAAAATATCGTAGCGCACTAGGCAAGGTGGAAAACAAACCTGGTTGGCCAGACAACCCAGATTGGCCAGTACCACCAGTACCACTGGAAAGTGTAACAAGCGAGCCGCTAGAAGAAGAAATGTAACAGCTGCTTAAGTAAACCCGCTTCGGCGGGTTTATTTTATTCTGGAACTTTTGTAAAGTTAGCAAAATGAAAGCCAGCAAGTAAAATGTCCTGTCTAGCCTAACAAAAAGTTAAAACAGCTTAGCTCCAGCAGGAAATCTCTATCAATTTTGCAACTTTTCCAATAGGAATTTCCTGCTGGAAATGCCGTCTTACAGCATTTTTGGCCTGTAAGGGATGTAGAAAAGCCGACTGTCTAGTCGGCTTTGTTTACTTGTGATTACGTGTGAGTTTCAAATTGCGGAGTCTAGCTGCTTGCCTTGCTGGTGTATTGTTCATGACATTAGCCTTGAACCCGTTGCTGTTATTCTTTGCTGGCCACTTAATGCACTGTGGGTTATCACGAAGCCACTTGCAAAGCGTGGTTTGCGGGATATCCAGCATTTCAGCCGCAGAAGACTTACTTTCTCCGCTCAAAGCCAGCTCTAAAAGAACTCCGAAAAAGGATTTCCCTTCTTCTCGCTCAACCCGAGCAATATGCTGCTGCATTGAATAGCCGGCCATGCTGTTACTCCTTTACAATTTTCCAACCTTTTTCCAGCATGGACAGTAGGTAGCGCTCGTTATATGCGCAAGCAAGGTAAATCCATACAAATGGAGCCGCAATGCCGCCGGTAACAATACAGGCCAACACGGCAACAAAAGCAACTACCAAGTCGCCGCGAAACATCGGTACCAGGGCACCAAAGAAAAAGCTAGTCCAGCTGAAGCCAGTTGGAACCGCTTTGACAATGCCGGTATCGCCGAGAGTGATGAGGACTTTGCCTTTTTGCTGCAAGTGCTGAGCGCGATTCGCTGCAGCAACATTTTCTGGATTTACTGCAGTATCGATGCTTACCTTCATTTTTTAGCCCTTCTTTGACTTGGTCGAATTGGATTGGCTCGCTTTGCTTCACGCTCAGCTTTCAGCTTTGCTAAGAACTCAGGAGGCAAAGTTGCCGGGTATTCAGTTGTAATTTCCAAGTAAGCTGCAATAGTAGCTACTGCATCTACCCATGTATAACATACTACCGCATAATAGCCGCGGTCGCACATAGCTTTGCCAAACTTTTTTTGCTCAGTGGACACTACGCCGCCACTTGGCTTTTTCATCTCAATCCACAACCCACAGTGGATGCCTTTCGGGTACGGGACGAAAAGGTCAAAGACGCCCGGTGTCACACCTTCGGCCTTCAACTTACCGGCGGTGATTTTATCACGATGGCCGCCGTTGGGAATCGCAAATGCCCATTCCAATTCAGGGTGATAATGAGCTTTGCGACGAATCCAGCAGAACAGAGCCGCTTGTTGGCTGTGCTCTGACTCGTTGGCAATTTGTTCCGGTGTAAGACTACCTGCCATGCTTACTCCGAAGGAAATTCTAAGGTCACTGGGAGGTTGGCAAACTTCTCATTGTAAAGCGGATGCTCTACACCAAGATCCATCATGTGTCGGAAACCGGCCCATTGTCCATGGCGTGGAACATCTTTGGTTCCATGCTTGAACCAGCTGAATCGGCAGATTTCACCCTTCAGCTTGTCTCGATTTTTCCAAGCCCATTTCTTCTGACTGTGGGTCATGGTGCCGGCGCTGATTTTGAAAGGCGAGTCAAACTCTGGGTTGCTAACCCAGAGTGCACCTAACATGTCAGTGCCGACCATGTTTTCTTGATGAGACGAACGAGCAACGTTGCCGAGTTCGTTGACAAACTCTTCATTGTCGTTGTGCATCATTTCTTCAAAGGCAAAGATCAAGCCTTCACCATGGCTGAAGCGCTTGACCTTGGTCATACCACCTTCGTTGGTAGTCGACCGGCCATTTTTGTACTTGCGGTTGGGGTCGCGGGTAATGATGCCTTCAAAACCTTCACGAATGCACTTGGCTTCAAAAGCGTCAAGCTCAGCTTGATTATTGAGAAGCACTTGCTCGAGGACAATAACTCGATGGCCAAGATTACCTTCGACACTTTCAACTAGCGTGTGCAGTGTCGCAAGTCGCTCTTCGAAATTATGACGCGGCATATCCCAACGGTCAAAAACGTAAAACGTCACTTCTGGCTCGCCGGACTTTTTCATTACGCCGGAGGTGGTGGCTTGCATTACGTTTGGATGGTTGTAAGGTCCTACCACCAACTCGCCGTCCAAGCCGTAACAGTTGGAAAATACCGACTGGACATAACGGTTAGGAATAGGCTTCAGCGTACGGGAAAGAAGTTGTCCGGCAACTCCGAGTGCTCGGATACCGTCAATTTTTGGGGAGCCGTAACAAGGGAATTTATGCTTCTCTTCTACGTACTTTGCAGCAAGGTTAGGCTTAAGCCCAAAAGGTGGAGGCGAGGTAAACAGTTCCATATTTTACTCACAGCAAGGCGGGTGCGCTATAATAGCCGCACCCGTTGTGGGTTGAAGAGGTTAAACGTTTACGTTGAAGCCTTTGAGGCTTTCCAGCAGTTGAGCAACTTCAGGGTCAGTTGCCGCCATGACTTCGTACATCTTGGCTTCTTCGAACTGCCGACGCTTGAGCGCTAGCTGAGAGCGAATGCGGGCAAGTTCTTCAGTACGCTTCTGCACTGACTGAGCAAAGTGCTCATCGAAAGAACCCCAAACAGACTTGGTGGCGCGGCCTTCGGTATCGATCACGTTGTCACGAACGATCTTGACGATCTTGAACGGAAACGCATCGCTATTGTGCGCAGGTTGGTTGTAAACAGCTGCGTACTGACCGGCACGTGCAGAAGCAGGTGCAAAGTAGTAGTACTCTTGCTGACCCAACTTGTCAGCAAAGACAACAGTTACCACCTGAATGCTTTCAGGGGCTTGGGTTGGCAGTTGGTCTACAGCTTTTTGAACTACAACAGTTGCTTCAGTCATGTATTGCTCCGATTATTTATCTACTGTGCCGCAATGACCGCAGCACTTTTTGTTGCTTTCGTTGAAAAACCACTTGTGCTTGCTTTTGCCACCATTGATGGCTCCGCATTTCTTGCAAACGTTTTTACGCAGCATGATTAATTCCTTTTGAGGTACTTCTACTGACAAAGCCCGCCAACAAGGCGGGCTTTGTGCTATCCAGGTTTTATTACTTTTTGGCGGGATTAGCTATCAGCAACTAGCATTAGCCCGAGCTTCTCATTCGCCAGTAATCTGATGGCGTACGCCATTGCCGCTTTGCGGCAGTCAGACAGTTACGTGGCTTATGGACAATTGCTGTTGGCCAGTCTACCACGACGAATGCTAAGCTTCCCCAGAGCAGTAGGAAGAGCATAGCAGATTATTTCCTTTTGTTTGTTTGTTTGTTTGTTTGATGCGTTCATTATATGTGAACGCACCTAGCTTGTATACGGCTATTTAGCTATATCTACGCCACCCAAGTATAGCTAAAGGATATTGTTTCTTGGGAGCTCTTCTGCTGCACCCCAACTAGCTCCACCATCACAGGCCGACAGAAGCGGAATTCGCATCGGCCGGCTTGGAAACGGATTTTCCATGCACTCACGAGAAGCAAGCAAAGCCTCTTGATGGATTTTGGAACCGTCATAACTAAATACCAATTCGTCGTGAATTGTCATTGTCGGCATAAACACGTCAGCCAACCCTTCTTCCCACATTCGGAGCATCGCTGCTTTCATGCAGTCAGCTGCCGAACCTTGCAGTACTCGGTTAACTGCTTTGTGCAAGCCAACTCGCTGAAGCCTTGGACCGTAAGCCGCAACTGCGCGGTCGTAAGGCAAAGGCTGTTTTGCTCTTCCTCCCCGCCCGTTGGGCACCCAATAGTCAAAGCGTGCTTTACGTCCGAGATACGTTGTAACAAAACCAGTTCGACTCGCTTCATTAGAGTAGTGGTCTAGCGTCTGTCTTGCGTATGGAGAGGCCTCAAAATAAGAGTCAATAAGATTGGTAGCGGCGTCTGTAGGCAGTGCCAAAGAAATGGCTAATTTATCTAGACCCATCCCGTAGAGTAGGCCAAAGTTAATTGTTTTTGTTGCCTTACGCGTAATCCCTACGCCTGTCATGTCGTTAATCATGTCGCAGACTAACTGGTGAAAGTCCAGCTCCGGGTCTGCGTTAAACGCGGCTCTTACTTCATCCGCGCCTTGACCCACAGCGTAGTGGGCCAGAACGCGGTATTCAATTGAGGACAAGTCAAGAGCGCGAGTAACTTCGTCAAATTCTGGAACAAAGAGCTCACGAATAAGCTTGCCCAACTTTGTGCGAGCTGGAGCTTGCTGAACGTTTGGTGTTGAGCACCCAAAGCGGCCACTAATTGTTCCTCCGCCTTCAGACTTCATCTGTTTGAAAGACGGATGTACCCTGCCACTGGTCTGCTTACCCATAATGGCGGAGCGGATGAAGGTATCCTTCATCTTAATAATTTCACGAGTCTCAACCACAAACTTGCCCAGGCTGTGGGTTGTGCCTTTCAAAAACTCTGCAGTAAAGGAAGGGTTGCCCTCTGCAGTAGTGTTGTAGTCATAGCCAAATTTATCAAACAGCTTGGCCAAATCGTGGCTTGAGTTAACATTTACGCGGAAACCGCATTGCGCTCGCAGCTCTTCCAGCTTAATTCCAAGCTGCTCGTCAAGCTGGTCACTAATAGTTTGAGCGCGAGGTAAGTCAACTCGTACACCTCGAAAGCGCATAGCAATCATCATCGGGATGAGGCGCGTTTCCATCATAAAGACGTCTAGCAAACCTTCCCGCTGCAAAATTTCCCATTGCTTACGGAATACGTGCAAAGGTAGTACAGCATCAGAAACGGCGTAGGGCCCAGCAAGCTCTACCGGGCAGCGATACATATTTGCCCGTTGCGACCCATCTTCTTTTCCGCCGTAAGCATCAGCCAACCATTTATACATAAGGTTGGATTCTTTACCCATGCCAAGATACTTTTGGCCAAGAGCCTCCAAGTTTTGCTCAGCGTTCTCATCAATAAGAGCTTCTGCAAAAGCGCAGTCGTAAATAAAGCCTTCTACCTTAACGCCTTCGTTTTGCATCCAGCCAACATCATAGGTTCCATTGACTGTTACTTTAGGCTGATGTTTACGTCCTAGCTGTACTTTAGCCCACTCAAGCACAGCTGTCGGATCCATGTTTCCACCAAGCTCGTGGCGAATTGGAAAGTAATTCTTATAACCGCAATCAGTTGCTACTGAGAGACCAATTACGTGGCCCTTTCCTGGTCCTCGCGACCAACCCGGACCGGCTGTTAGTAGCTCTGGATCAAACGTCTCCGTGTCAAAGGCAATCACCTTTGCCCCGCTCAAGTCCGGCAGGTATTCGGGGTTCTTCCAACCAGTTTGCGGAATAGGTGGAGTGGGTCTACGAACCGGCGTAATCTTTGGTTCATCAGGCAACCAAAACAAACTCAAGACGTTTTCTCCTTGGCTGAAATAATGATTGTGCGGTCGTCGTACTTGACTGTCATGTAGCGGTCAGCAAAAGCAATTTGCGCTCCTGGCTCAATGAAGTCAAGAATATGCTTCAATGATGTAGTGAAATTGCGCGGAATCCAGCTGCTCTCAAAAGTTGCCGTTGCTTCAGTTTCGCCAACGCGGAAGCCTGCCATGTTTGGCTTAACGAAGTTGACAGTAATTCCATCAGCTGCGTAGGGCTTGACTTGCTCAAGGAATTCCAGCATCTCGCTGTGGGCTGGTTGCATTTCCTCAGCCATAAAGAAATTGCTGACATCCGGCCAAGGCTCAGCATAAACTGGACTTGACAGTCGAGAACCGTCATTGAATGTCACGTAAAAGTTCTTGCCGTCAAAGGCCATTGTTGCAAGCGGCTTGTTCAGCTTGGCCAAGACCTGAACAAGCGATTTCGGCAGAGCACACGCAAACGGCAATTGTACATCAAGTTTGCGACGAAGGATATAGGTCCCATCTGTTGCGTAGGCGTAGCTACCCTTGAGCAAAAGGGAAGTAGCCCACAGTCGCGGCGCTTCCTGCGGGACAAGCTTGTCCATTTCCTTGAGCAGCTTTGCTAAGCCTTCTGGAACTTGGGTAAAGTCAGAGGACGGGACCGGCTCAGGAAGCATAGACTCGTTATCCAGCTGTAGCCAAGTCTTTAACTTGCCGGAAGTCAAAGTCAGACGGGTAGCGCTAACAGACAGTGACGACTTGTCAGTTGCTGCTTTGATAAGCGAGTCGCCTTTGACTACAAATTCCGGAAAGCCTTCAGGAACCGGCACCGAAAGCATAACGTTTCGGTAGAACGAATACAGTCGACCACCCTTGCTAAACGCTAGGGCTGCAATACCATTTTCGCCACCTGTGATCGGTCTTACCATTTTGATGAGCTTCAACAGCTCAAAAGTTTTTACTGCCATGAATGTTTACTTCCTCAATTGAACAGGCCTAGCTTGCACTAGGCCTTAGGCGTTACACTGCCATTTGGAACTTTACGCTTGGACCTTGCTCGATACGTTCGACGCCAAGATCTTGGGCTTCCAGCTCAAAGAAGCCAAGATCTTCATCCATTTTGCCCATGCAACTTTCGTAAGACGGCATATCTGCCCAGGCCCAGGAAGGTAAACGGCGATGAACAAAAGTCTGAAGAAGCTGTTGAGCGCCTTCAATATGATTGGCGTAGATATGGGTATCGGCCGAATGGAGAATCAGCTCTCGCGGTTCTTTGTTGAGTTCACGGCAAATTGCCAGCTGGAGAAAACCGTAGGCAATCATGTCATTAGGACAGCCAAGCACCCAGTCGACAGAGCGCATGTTGAACAACAGGTCCAACTCATCACCGTCAATGAAGATTTGGAAACTGTAGTGGCATGGCGGCAAAACGGCTTTGCCCTGCTGACTTGGGTCCCAAGCGGTAACCAGCAATCGACGGGAAGTTGGATTGCTCTTGGCTTCTTCGAGCAGCCATTTCAGTTGATCGAAGCCATGGAAGTTTCGCCAAAGACTACCGTAGATTTGGCCAAGATCGGTGTTCCATGGGGTTTCATGACGCATGTTGAAGTCGTCAAGATTTGCAACCCACCACTTGCAGCCGCGCTTGATAAATTCACTGACGTCGGTCAGGCCTTTGATGAAGCAAGACATTTCTGCCATTGCTGGAGTAGGGCTCAACGTCCTGTGGGTAATGAGTGGAAAGCCATCTTTCCAGTCATGTCGAAGTTCAGCCGCAAACTTGGCCTGAGTGCCAACTCCGGTACGGTCGCCACGAGGCGTTCCGTCTTTGACCAAACTGGCCATGACATCCATGTACTGCTGTTCAAACTTGCTGCAGATACCAGTTAGGCCAACCATTAGTTCAGCCCCACTTCTGCGGCCCAAGTATTGGCCTCTGTCAATGGAGCAATGCCATTGGAGGAAAGGACACCGGCAATGTTAGGCCCAACCCAGCCAGCTGGCTTAACAATGTCAAACTTGTTGCCGTACTTGGAAGTTGCTTCAGTGCCGCGCTCTTTGCGCATATTGGCGTTGTGGACTTCATCCCACAGTGCCTGCAGCGGGAGACGCGAGGCGTAAGACTTGTTCAGCTCGTTGAATAGCCCTTCGAGCTCAGCTTTAACAACAAACAGGCTATCAACTCGAATATTGCCATTGCGATCGCCAAGAAGATCAACAGTTCCAGCAGCAATGTAAATGATGTCGATAACGGCATCAGCCACTTCGGAAACAGTTTCGTTGTTTTCAAAAGCGTCACGCAGCTCGTCAAACTCTTCCTGCTGGCGCTTGACTCGAAGGTCGTATTGGCGCTTGTCGTCAAGCGGGTTTACGTCGATACCGAACTTTTTGTGGAATTGAGCTACGTCAGAAATGCACTTGTTGAAGTTAAGCATTGTTGGCTATTACTCTGATGGTTTTAGGGGTTTAGAGCTATATTATACAGCTGCTAGGAAAATAGCTGAAATAACGGTTTGGATATACAGCTAGACTAAAAAAGAATAAGGTTTTCAAAATAAAGGTGTACAGCTGTTGACAAAGGCTTTATAATAAATCTATCAACAAGCAGATACGCTGGAGGTTATCATGATTCGCTGCACATGCTGCCAAGCTGAAATTACTTGCCCTCAATTCTTTAATGGCAAGCCTTACGGTTACACCTGCGTTAAGAAAGTATCTGGCCAAAAGCGTGTTAAACGTGAGTACGTTGCTTGCGAATCCTTTAAAGTGATTCAAGGCGAAGGTACTCAACGCCAAGTAATCCGGCTTACTCTGAATGGAGTCCGTAAAGACGTTGTATGCTATGTTGATTTGCAAGACGGTCGATGGTCTGTCGGTTACGTACAAGATGGAATTCTTTACGTACCAAAGTAGCAGCACTAATTTAATAAACCCTCTTCGGAGGGTTTTCCTTTATCCAAAATTTTCTTACAAGCAAAGAAAAAGCCCTCAATTAAGAGGGCTTTAATTGGCTGGGACGGCTGGATTCGAACCAGCGACCTGACGGTTAACAGCCGTCTGCTCTACCGGCTGAGCTACATCCCAATAAATTGGAAGAGGAAGAAGGATTCGAACCTTCGGTCTGGGAGTCAAAGTCCCATGCCTTAACCAACTTGGCTATTCCTCTAATGGCGCAACTGACGGGACTTGAACCCGTGGCCTCTTACGTGACAGGCAAGCGCTCTAACCAACTGAGCTACAGCTGCTTTACAAAGCCCTTTACGCAAGGGCCTTGCAGACCGAAGGCTTATTCAGCGCTGTCGGTTTCTTCTTCTTCTTCGCTGCCGGCTTCATCAGCAGGAGCTGCACGCAGCTCAATCAGTTTGGCGGTGTCGGCTTCGATGCGCTTTTCCAGCTTGGCGATCAGCTCTTCACGCTTGCCAGCTTGGGCTTGCAGACGTTCGGCTTTTTTGGCTTCGCGTTCGGCAGCTTTGGCCGCTTTTTCTTCAGCTTTGGCGGTGTTCACGCGGCGCGACAGTTCGATGCCGGTAGCCTTGCGGAAGTAGGTGATTTGCGAATTGATCGACGGCTTCGACATGCTGGTGTTAGCAGCAGCGGTTTCAACAACGTAGGTGCTCGACTCGCCGACTTCGGAAGCGTGCATGCACAGGTCCCAAACGTAACGGGCACCAGTGCCTTTACCAGGGAACGCAACAACTTGGTCGCCGACTTGAACGTTTTCTTTTTGTGGACGCAGGGAAACTTCAGGAGCTTGCAGATCGGTCATTTTGACTTTCCTTTAAATGGGGATTTTGGTTTACCGAGCGCTACATGCGCTGTGTATGGTTAGCATTATGCCTGCCTAGTACATCCTTGTAAATAGGCTTTAGCAATTATTTTTAAATTATTTTGTCAGAACGGAATGTCTTGGGAAAAGTGCGGGCAACCGTCCCGAATGATCCGCATCGGAGGCTGACTATCAAATTTCTTACAAAGGCTATTGTCGAAATCGCAGTGCTCGCAATTGAAACAAGACTTGGAAGCCTTTGTCAGTTTGCGCAAATCGGAGAGTTTGATGAAAGCTTCAATATTAGGCTTGTGGGTCATAGAAGTTAATCTCATCATCTTGATACAATGGAGTAAGAATTTCTGGGTATGGCTTTTTCACCCATACACGGATTGCCACTGGTTTTTGAAGCTCAGCCTTACGCACAAGAAACTCTTCACAAGTTGTTGGATAATTTTCATTTCCAACATTGGCTTTCCACCATTTACGTGCAAGCCCCTGAGCTGAACCTTTATGCTCGAAGCAAAGCCAACCGTTGTAATTAATCAACCCACAGTGGTAGACGGCCCGTATGCAAGGTGGCTTTCCGGGTTTTTGGTAAAGTGCATAGTTGACAGCAGTAACCTCCAAGTCTCTAATGTCAAGAGCTGAAGGCGCGTCTTCTCCAATGCCGGCAATGGCAGCTTGCTCAGAAGCACCTGCAGAAATCTCAAGCGCAGGAGGCGGAAACTCATATCCGCAATCTGTGCAAACAGCAACTCGCGACGCCCATTGGCTTTTGCAGTCCGGGCATACTTTCATAGGTGGAGCGTCGCCACCACGTTTCTTTTTCTTGTCCGGAAGTATTGGATCGTTGATTGGACCAAGTCGCATGATGTTGGCAGCAAAGTCAAGTACCAAACATCCGTCTGGCTTACTGCCTGCAGCAATAGCCGACAGCCGTCCGGCGACAGTCGTGACGTCATAACCGGGTGCAAAAACCGGTCGTGTTCCTCGACCAAGAATCTGAATATGCAGGCTGATAGACTTTGTTGGGCGCATCAACGCAATGAGGTCAATTTGCGGAAAGTCAAAGCCAGTCGTCAGAACGCCCATATTTACAAGAGCGCGCATATTACCAGTCTTGAATTCCTTGATTACATCGTCACGATTGCCTTTCATCTTGGAGTGTACAACCCCAGTCCGAATACCTGAGTCATTCAACAGCTCAGCAATCAGCTCAGCGTGCTGGACTGATGCGGCAAAGATCAACCATTTTTTACGGCTTTGCCCCTTCTCGATCATTTCGCGAACGCAAGCCTGCGTTGCGCCATTTGCTTGAACAGCAATGCCTAATTGTTTTTGATTGTAGTCACCAGCAACTGTACCGACTTCCGACAAATCAAAACCAGCATCTGTCGCTTTGGTAATAAGACGAGCCAAATAGCCTTCGGTAATGAAACGTACAAAAGTCTCACGACTGCCAAAGTCACAAGCCATGTGGTTAAACAGCCCGCAGTTAAGCAGATGCCCACCTTTCATTCGCCAAGGTGTTGCAGTCAGCCCAATGCAAACAAGCTTAGGGTTTTTCTCACGTAAAATTGCCAATGTCTGCTTATACAGCGTTTCGTCATTGGCTGGAATCATGTGAGCTTCGTCAATCAAGACAATTGACGGAGCATCAACCTCATGTGCAATGTTTGCAAAGGACTGAATACCTGCCACAATAATGCGACCGGTAATGTCTTTTTGCTTGAGCCCGGCAGAATAAACTGAAACCGAAGCGGTAGGCCAAACCCATTTGATGGACTTGGCGTCCTGCTCAACTAGTTCCTTACTGTGGGTAAGAACAATTATGCGGCCAGTTCCAGGCCAGTTTGCATAAACGTCTCGGCATATCATACCAAGTAAGCTAGCCTTGCCTGTTCCAACAGGCAAGACCATCAATGGGTTGATATGACCGCTTCGCTCAGCAAATGCTTGCCACAAATAATTAATTGCAGCATGCTGGTAATCACGCGGTATAAAAGCTGGAACACCCATTTACAATCAGCCCATAGTCAGAGACATAGTGATGTCTTTCAGTGGAATGAAGACTTCATGCTTTTCATATGCCGAGCACGGGTTGAAGCAGTCCAAGTCCTCTTGAACACCATTGTATTTGCAGCCCCAAGTCCCAACTTGGTTAGGATAGGAATGTGCGCAAGTACGGCAATTACGGTCGGGCTCAGAGCCAGTTTTGTTCCAGCATACTGGTCGATGGTCACAAGTACGACAACGGTAGTCGCTAGACGCAAGAGCAATGCGGTCTGGCACAACTGGGTTGTAAACGAGGTCAACCGCCAAGTCAATCTTTTCTTGGGCGTAGTCTTCATCGATGTCAATCCACTCGGTGTAAAGCCGATCGTCGTTCTTGCAAACAGCCATGTACAAGCAACGCTTGACACCAAACGACTTCATGTACGTTTGGACCTGGGCGTAATGAACCGGCTTTGAGAGCTGAACGCCTTTCTTGCACATGTCCTCAAAGGACTTCAGA